ATATATATCAATGAGTAAAAAATGCCCACCGGGGGTAATATGTCTAGAAAATATGACAATGGTATTTTTAGTAATAATAATAGGGGTTGTTCTATATTTTGTTTTTAGAAGCGTCAACCAGTACGATAATAAACGAGAGAAAATTATAATAAAACAAGAGCAAAGATCTACGGAGCGCGATCCAAATGAAAGTTATTTTGGATTTTTTACGAGACCAAATTATGGTTACAACAATTTACCAAACGATGTTCTCATGAATCCATATGTTCCTCCTTTAAGAGACGAGAGATATTTAGTTCCAAGTTTTGCTTATAGACCACCCGGAACAATTCCGATTAACATTTCCACAAATGTTGGTGCGGTTGACACTAATTACCGTCAAATGGGTCTTTTAACGCCTCTCAATGGTTCCGGAAAAATACTTCCATTAATGGGTCGCCCATTATTCACAAATCGTAATAAATGGCAGTATTATACCATGAGCGACCAGAATAACAGCGTAAAGCTTCCGATTGTTAGAAGTGGTCGCAGCTGCACCAATGAATATGGTTGTGATGAATTATACAACAGCGATACTGTGTATGTAGAGGGATATAACCAAGCATTTAAAATAACAATATATGATAATGACACTATAAAATACATTCCTTTCATATAATTTAGTCTAAGCTTCAACGAGCGCTTCATTTGCATTTGCAACGGTATTAAATGAGTCATTATTTAATTCGGTTGACAAACTACCGCTACCAAGATTTAATTTTTTTGCAATTTTATCTGAAATATATTCAGCCAACTTATCAAGAGATTCTGCGACTATGGATAAATCATTTCCAATAGATTGTTTTTGAGAAATAGGTTCTTCTGTTATAGAAGAGGTTTCTTCAGAACCAGTTTCAGTAGTGGCATTTAAACCATTTTCGGCATCAGTGGCACCAGTAGCATCAGACGTAGATTTTTCTTTAATCATTTCTTCCTTTGCTGCGGGAGATACCTCGGCCAAATCACTCCCAACTTCAGATACAGGAGCTGGAAGTTCTTGATGGCTTCCTGGACCTTCGCCTGGGTCTTCTAGATCGGTTGTAGGTAGAACTACTGGTTCCATTGAAGGCTCATCAACTACATCGGTTGTAGGCGCAACTATTGGCTCCATTGAAGGTTCGCCAACTACATCGGTTGTAGGCGCAACTATTGGCTCCATTGAAGGCTCATCAACTACATCGGTTGTAGAGTCTGCATTTTTCTCGGGTTTAGTGGGGTCGTCAAGTTCTGATGATTTAGTCCCCTGTCCGCCGTTGTATTTTTTTAGACTAGTATTATGTAGACTTAAAGCCTTTCTCTTTCTAAATGTTTTTGTTTTACGGCCTTTCCCAGTCTTCTTAAATCGCTTTGCGCTTTGATTTTTCTTATTTCGGATCTTTGATAATTTTCCTTTAGTTAATTTCATTCTTATATACTCATCTGATTATTTTTTATTTATATTGTTATATTAATGAGTAATCAAACACAACAAACCCCTATGAATATATCTCCACAAAATGTAGCAGGAAATTGCACATATAAATGCAATTTAACATTTAACTACCCGGTTAAAAGTTGCACAGCAACTAACAATGGTAATTATTTAAACATATCTTGCAGTGATTCAGACTCTTCTGTTAAATTCAATAATACTAAATATACTATTGCCGCTTGCTATTTATACAGTCCATCTTTACAATTATATAATAACCAACAAACTAGTGGTGAGTTAATGTTAATGCACAATCCTGTGGCCGGTGGGAAAACTTTATATATATGTATACCTCTTGCTACAAATGGAACGTCTGGAAATGCTTCTAACGTAATATCAGAAATTATAGACGCTGTAGCTAAAGGAGCACCATCTCAAGGAGGAAGCGTAAATCAAGGAATTAATGATTTCTCGGTAAACGATTTTATACCTTTGAAGGAATTTTATAGTTATGAAACGCAAAATGCATCTTTTGTTGCGTTTGGAATACAAAATGCAGTTTATATATCTCAAAAAGATTTAACAACTCTTCAAAAATTAATTAAACCTTTTGATGGAACTCCATTTCCTAACGGACCTAAATTATTTGTTAATAAAAAAGGACCAAGTAAAGGAGACGGTGTTACTAGCAATGACATTTACATAGATTGTCAACCTACAAATTCATCTGAAGAAGAAACAAATGAAGTTGTAAATATTAAAGCAAATACTAATTATGACGTTGGATCTTCAATGACTAATATACTTTATAATCCAATATTTTTACTTATTTTATTTGCAATTGTTTTTATTATTCTTCTTGTTGGAATTAACAGAGGATTGAAATATCTTACCGGAGGAGATTCTGGAACTGGACCTTCAACATCAACAAAGTAATAGAGAATTAGTCTTCTCTAATATACAACGCATCACCCCAGCCATATGGAGTCATATTTGTAACTACTCTTTTAAATTTGTAATCTTCTAAAAATGTGTCAATTTCATGAATTAACCCACAATTTTTATACAATTCTTTTTCATTAACCTCAAGATACAAAACCTTTACATGTTTTATGCTATTTATTGATCCCTTTAACGCCATTAATTCTGCGCCCTGAATATCAAAATTCCAAAAATTATATTTTGAACAATCTATATTATTCTTGTCAAAAAATGTATCAATTGTTGTGGTCTTTTCTAAAATTTTATCTACATATACAACAGAAGGATGTTCATTGGAATGAGTTCCAAATTCTAATACACTTGACGATTGTCCGTTATTTGAAATATTAAATGTAACATCCTCATCATCCTTATCAGTTATTACGGCTTTATAAACATTTGGAATTCCTTTATTTTTTGCATATTCTACTTTTGAATCCAATGCATCTATCCATATAATGTCGTTTGCAGTTAAGCCTATGCTATTGTAACCATCTAGCTCTTCACACTCGTGTGCACCAATGTGAAAAACTCCCGTAACAACAATGTTTTTTTCTGACAAAAGTCTTGAAATCTCACTCATTGATATCAACATTATGTATGTCTTTTTTATTTTATTTTTATATTGTTTGTAAAAATAAAACATATTATACAACTCCTGTATAATCAATTGGAGCAGCATCGTAAGTATCATCTAAAACGGGAGAAAATGATGATGTGGTAACGTCAGAGGAAACCTTCATTGGTGCCATTTTCTTAACAACTTCTTGTTCTAAAGTGTAGGGAAATTGGTTCATTGCGCTAAGGTTTGACTCTTTTTTCACCTCGGTTGGAACATAGTGTTCAAGCGCAAATGTTCCAGTTGACATTGATGACTTTCTGATTAAATCAAAAGCCACAATGAAACCAATAACACCTAAAATAGGATTTGTGTAAGAAAATAAAATTAGAGCAACAAGAACAACAACTATTTTTCCATAAATTGTGTCAATAACGCCCGCGACTGAATCAGGAGTTTTGTATCCTGAAATTAAATAAACAATGAACAATATAGCTAACACGACTTGTCCAGAGTTTTCCTTTTTAAATAAATCTGAAAAACTATCCATATATCATAATAGTAGATTTTATTCTCATTGTTTCACTAAAAATCCAGTTAATAACATTTTGTAAATCATATAAAAATTGATTACTAAATAATATAACCCCTAAGTATGCAAAATATACAACACATGGAAAAAACGCTAAACACTTATCTCGGACAAAAAGGCTACACTATATTTAAAAAAGATTTATCAACAGATCAACAACATTCTATTAGAACTGAGCTAACTGCTAAACCTTATACACACGGAACACCTGGTGGTAGAAATCAATCTAACACATTTCCTGTATATCGCGAATCTAGTCAAAAGTTTTACATTCCACGATATTACGGTGAGGAAAAATTTGGCGCCCCTTTAGAATCTCGCATTCCAGAAGGGGGTGACATTGATATAAAGTTTGCTGGCGAATTGCGCGATAATCAGAAACCCGTTGTTAAAACTTACTTGGAACATGTCCAACGACACGGTAACACCGGTGGTGGTCTTTTAGAGCTTCCTTGCGCTCACGGCAAGACTGTAATAGGTATCAACATAATTTCACAATTAAAAAAAAAAACACTTATTATTGTTCACAAGGAATTTCTTTTGAATCAGTGGATTGAACGCATTCAACAGTTTCTTCCTGGGGCGCGCGTTGGTAGGATACAGGGGCAGATTGTGGATATTGAAGACAAAGATATTGTCATTGGTATGTTACAATCGCTTTCCATGAAAGATTATCATGAGTCTACATTTCAGAGCTTTGGACTTACTATTATTGACGAGGTTCATCACATTTCAAGCGAAGTCTTTTCGTGTGCCCTCTTTAAGTTAGTTACAAAATATACTCTAGGACTGTCAGCAACAATGAATCGCAAAGACGGCACCACAAAAATTTTCAAAATGTTTTTGGGAGAAGTTGTATTTAAAGGAAAGCGCGACGAAGAACACGCCGTTGTTGTAAGAGCTATTGAATATACAAGCACTGATGAAGAATTCAAAACTGTTGCTACTGATTTTCGCGGAAATGTTCAATACAGCACAATGATTTCCAAGTTATGTGCTTATAATCACAGAAGCGAATTTATACTTCGCGTAATTAGCGACATGTTGAAAGAAAATCCAGCTCAACAAATTATGATTCTAGCTCACAATCGTATTTTACTAACATATTTTCACGATGCAATTAAATCACGAAATATTTCAACAGTTGGTTATTATGTGGGTGGAATGAAAGAGGCTGCACTCAAAGAAAGTGAATCTAAAAAAGTTATTGTCGCATCGTATGCTATGGCAGCAGAAGGACTTGATATAAAATCTCTTACAACGCTTATCATGGCTACACCCAAAACAGATATTGAACAATCTGTTGGTAGAATCTTGAGAGAAAAACATGGTAGCCCAGTTGTTGTTGACATTATTGATGAGCACGACCCATTTAAAAATCAATGGACTAAGCGAAAAACATTTTATAAGAAACAAAATTATAAAATAATTCAAACGACAAATGCGGAATACGATCCTGATATTCGTTTTTGGAAACACATATCATGTTCAAAGACAAACAAGAAAGAAAAACCATGTCCAAAATCTGACGAAGCGCTTTTAGAAACGTGTTTAATCAAGCTTCCAAAAAAATAATTATAATAATATTCCAATAAGCCTTGCTTGATCTTGAGTTATTGGTCTTGATGAATTAAATAATAAAAAATAATTATTATTAAGTTTTATTCGGTCTGCACAGGAATCAATGTCACACGTTAAATTTAATTGAGGGTCTATATAATAAATAACGCCGTCTTGTGCTCTTGCAATTATAAAAATGTGAGCCGGTCCGTCAGCATTTTTTGAGCTCCAATACCATGGTGATGGTGGAATTGGAATTTCATCCTGACCCTTGGCTGGTCCTATTTCTGGAAAAGGAACATCGGGTACTTCATCTTGAACCATTGCACCTGGGTTTGTGTCGTAACCAGCAAATACGGCATGTCCTGGCATAAGTCTTTCACGAATCATTTTTATAAATACATCAAAATTTTTCGTAGATTTAAAATCAAAGTTGTGATTTTTTATAAGAATAAATACTTTCTCAATAGCCTCTTTTGAAAAACCTGTACTTCCTGCCGAAGATATCCTCATTATATTAGCATTTAACGAATCTATTAATCCAGCTAATTGTAACGCATTAATAAAACAATCTGCTGGTCTTGGTACTACTCTTTTAAACTCTGTTATAAAGTTATCCTTAATTTCAAACTGTGCTAGTATATTGCACGGCGGCAATCCTAGTTCTTCACCAATTCCACCTTTGAGTTTATATAAGGATTTTTTTGCGCTTTTTCTTTTTCTTGTATTTTTTGATTTTTTGTTTATTCTTGTTTTGGTTTTTGGCATATAATATAATAACAGAAAGTATTTTATTATATTAATATATTTACATCTGGAAACCCTTGTTTGTGTTATAGTTATAGTTGTCAACGCAGTTGTTTGTGGGTTGATAAGGCACAGGATTCGCTAAAGCCGACAAATTAGACGAAAGTAGACCACCGGTTGAGTAAGATGGTGTATATGGAATGTTGCTCATGTATTGAGAATATCCTCCACGTTGTCTTTTGGAGCTTTTGCGTCTCATCGTTTTCTTTGACTTCTTGTGATTGTATCTCTTGCTCTTTCCAATCTTAAGAATGGATGCAAGTCTTCGTTTTATGCTTCCTAAAGTCATTTTTCTGCTTTTTCCACCCTTCATCTTCTTATACTTATTAGCAATATTTTTAATTTTTCTACGCAAAGTTTTTGACCTTGCTCCACCCTTTAACGCACTTGCGGCAGCAGCTTGAGCATTATTTGAAACACCACTTAAACCCCATTGACGGTTTGTTTCATTAGAACCAAAATTCTTTGGATCATTTGAATTCGTGACATTGACATATTGCGCGTCAATGTTTCCCAACGGAGGAGAAACATTTTTAAATGGGAATGGTGACCATGGAGAAGTTGTAGACATTGATGCCATGCTTAATATATAACAATATTATATATTAATCTAAAAAACAATCAACAGATATTTAATTTTTTCTTTTGTTTTTTCTCGTCTTTTTTGTCTTCTTGCTTTTTCCGCTTCTATATTTACCACCTCTTCTTGTTATAGCTGGAAGAACTGTTTTTCTTTCAAACCCTTGTAAAGGTTTCAATGCAGTTTGACTTGCTGTTATTCTTCTAACATCTTCTAACTCTTGCTCTCTATCCATTGGAGTAACTGCAGTCATGCGAGAGTCGCGGATTCCAGATAGACGACCTCTTAATCCAAGACCTCTGCGAACAACAACTGGTTCGTCACGCGGAGAATTTGGGGGAACGGGAGGCACAAAATCGGGGTCTTGTGACATTAAAAATCCTCGTTCAGCTTCTCTATCAGGGATTTTAATAGTCCTTCCTTCTCTTGTATACACAACTGTTGGTCCTGGAGCAAAATTAAAAACTGTTCTTGGGGGGTGTCAAATCATTTGCCTAGACGAAGACGATTTTGAAGCTATGATAAAGAAGTATTTGTATTTTCTATTATTTTTTATCACTTTCCACAAATTTCCTTTTAGTATCACAATGTTCATCGCAGTTAACTACATACATGTTAGGGGTATAGTCATAGATTACCGTAAATTTTTCTGCAACTTTATTATGATTTCCACAAGAATAAATATTCATTCCTATCCCACATAATCCTTGTGCATTATTTGGCCTTGAAATTTTTTGTCCTAAAACGACTTTATTATCTTTAATAGTTACTATAGTTCCTTTCGGGTGAGATATAATTGTTTTATCTTTGTTTTTATATTTTTGTAAATTTTCAATAAAATTAGCACTTAATCCATCGTCGTCGTCTAGTCTAATAGTACAATATTTAAAAGTGTTGTTTTTTGTAAGATTGGTTGCATTTCTAAAAAAACATTTAAAACTTTTCACGTAATGTATATGTATTTTTTTGTACGGCCTTGTCAGTTTTATCAATCTGTTTTTATATTTTTCTGGTAAATATTCACTTGTGAATATATTCCAGATATAATTTTTATTTGTTTGATTTAAGATAGAAGGCAATGTTATTTTTTCAAACGCTTTAAATTTATAATTTAATCTTTTAGATGAAAACAACTGCTTGTAGCATTCATCTTTGCTATTGTTTCGTGTCATTTCATATCCTTTGAAATTATAATCAAATATACTAAACCTTGTTGTTATATATGTTAACATTTATAATATAATCAAGATAACATATTTATCTATTTTAACTTATTACTATCTTCTCTCATAATATGCAAGTTCCTTCTTCGTTATAATTTTATCTCCCTTTTGTGCAACTCTAATTGGCATCCATTTTTTGAATTTTGTATTAAAAATGCAAACCATGTTGTAAACTTTATCCAAAAACACAAATTTATCTGGTCTGTCGTCTTCAAATTCTGCTTCATCATCACTTTCCTCCAACGCATCCAAATTTTCATTCTCTTTAATTTTTCTGAACAACTTGTTCATCATTACACTCGTTTTATAGTCAGGAATATAAGCAACATCAAATATATTTTCTGTGCTATTTTTATTACTTTGTGGGTCATAGTAGTGCAAATGATAAATATCATTTTGAATGTCAGGTGTAATTTTAAAAACTAGTTCTCTCTTCAATTCGTTCCTATAATCAGAATTAGGTTGAGTTTGCGTTCCTCCAAATTGGCTATTCTTTGTATAACCCATGTTATATATTCTTGCATCTCCTCTGAACTGAATGCAACTTATTTTATAAGGCAACAACTCAATAGTCCCCACAACCTTTTGAAATAAATTGCTAATTAATGGTAATCCAAAAATAACAGAACCTTCAAAAAAATACTGCTGTTTTATTTCACAAGAATAAATTGTCTTAAAAATATCTAGTTTCTCGGAAAACATTTTTTTGGATACATTTTCTCCTTTATAGTAATAGATGTCTTCTGTACAAAAATATCTCGCGTTTTTGTATTTAAATGTTGTTCCATAAAATATAGTTCCATAAGATAATTGGTCATGAAAACATGCATTCACAATTTCTATTCTACATATTTGTTTGTTTTCTGTAATTTCAAGCAGAACGCAAACATTCTGTATTTTAAATGTAGTAAACCACGCAAAATATTTACGACCTTCTGGGATGGCCAATACAAAATCTGAACTATAAACCTTCTTATGCACCATTGTTTCATAAGAAAGTTCCACATTTGGAAAATGCTTTAAAATGGAAGTTTGGTCTAATTCCGACAATTTCATGTAATATAATTATTATTAAAATAGCTTTATATTTGTTTTATAAAACTGTTAAATGAAATCATTAGACCTTTTTAATTTTTTGCTTTGCTTAAAACGCCTAGTTTTACTATACCGCTTGCTGTTTTTCTTTTTTGTTATTTTTACTTTATCTTTATAAATTCTTTTTTTTCCTCCTACCCTTTTATCGTGTGTCGCCATAGTCCTTGCCTCCCATTTACCAAGAGTTTTTTGAAAGGTTATACCACCAGGGTCTTTTTCACTTAATTTACCCATCGGGCGCACTGATAAAACATCCATATTTTCTTTTAATTGTTGTATGTGGTGTTTTTTAATAAGTTTTTTTAATGTGTTTTTTGCCAACACCTTTTTGACATCTTCTGTGTTTAACCATTTTTCAAATTCCTTTATTTGTTTTCTTCGCTCAGGATTTTCCATAAACCCGTCATCGCGTATTTCATCATCATCTAAATCATACAATAATTCACCTATCACTGGGTCATCCCCTAAATTCATCGTTATAAAGTAGTTGAAAGAGTTTTCAACGTGTCTAAATTTCCTCTTCTTTTCTGAAAATGCGAGTGTATCTGTAAGTTTCTGTTTTTGGTTGTGTGGATATTTAAATTTTTCATCTTCTACTTTCAATTGTTGTGTTTGTTTATTTAACAAATTTTCAAGTACATCTTTATTATCCTGAATAAATTCTACAAACGCTATTCTATCTTCATTGTTACTCGTAAAAAAGTTTGACATCATATTTTATATATTAGTAATATTATTAATACTAATAATATTATTAATACTAATATCTAGAAAAGTTTGGCGAAGAGAATGAGTCTAACATAGCTATATTTGTTGCACCAATATTCGTAGAACTTTCCACACTTACCTTACTCTTTAAAAAGTTTTTCAATTCTTCTTTCATAGATTTTGCTTCTGGAACGGGGTTAAGAATTGTCGGCAATAAACTATCTGTATAGTCTCGCGAAGAAATTATATTATAAATATTCTCATACTTTTGCGCGGGAGCGTTGACTAAATCTTTCACTTTTGGAACAGTAAGGGTACTTTTAAAAAATAATATTAAATGATGGACGAGAAATATCAATATAATGGAAATAATGGTAATTTGTAGTGTCCAAAACAACATATAATATTGTGATATTACTTTAACAAGGATAAAAACACATTAAGTTCTTTTTTAATCAATATATTATCAAAATTCTCGGTTGCTAAAAAATAAAAATTAGTAGGTGTAAAATTTGCATACTTATCAGAACCCGTTTTTGTTTCTAGAAATTGAGTGGAATTGTTGTCAGATTCATATAACCCTTCAACAACTAATTTTAAAAATGATTTTTTTCCAACACTTTCTTGTCCGTAATACAATTTTGAAACATCAACTCTTACATGATCGTAAGGTATTTGAGACAAAACCATTTCTTTTTCAAAATAACTCGCGTCAAATAATAACTCTCTCCCTTCAAAATTATGAACAACAATTTCCTTATCAACTGGCTTCAACTTGTATAATTTATTATTATCTAAGATAAACAATCCGTCTGGAGAAATAAATTCCACGACAATTTCCTTGTTCCTAAAATACTCGTCTAGTTTAATAAACTTTTTTTTAATAAGCACCGGGTCGTAATCTTTAATAAATACTTTAGTGGTCATTAATATTATTTCCTAAACATTTATAACATAAACTATTTAAACCCATTCAACGTGATTTATTATACTTGGCATGTTGCAAAATTTATCAGTTGTAATTGTTGAAAAAATAGGTTCGTTGAAATCTCTAACTATTAAAGATTACAAAGAAGAGGAATTATATAATAAATGTGGGTTTAAGAAACCCGACGGGTTTTCAAAGCAGACTGAGTGGGGTATTAAATTGGATGGAAAGAAGTATATAGTTGCATTATTTGCAAAAACTGATGGAAAGGCTAATACTGAAAATAAATACGATTTTCCTCCCCCTGTAGATACTACTTTATTTTTTGGAAGTTGTGTTCTTGTATCCACAATAAAAAAAGACGATGGTTCATTTGTTCTTACTTCACTGTCATTAGAACAATGGGATAAAATGTATGAGAAGTTATTTGGAGGCTTTGAGGATTTGGCTGCCACGTGTGAAGATGATGAAGCCGAAGAAGACGAGCTTGACAGTATTCCTGCGTCAAAGAAGACAAAACAAGGATATTTGAAAGACGGATTTGTTGTAGACAGTGATAGTAGCGATGAAAAGGATGTTTATGGGTCTGATGATTCGGGTATAGATGAAGACGAAACTGACGATTCCGATGAACAAAATGTGGAAGAGGAAATTTTAGAATTGGAAGACCTTGGATCAGAACTAAGCGAGGAAGATTATGACTCAAGTAGTGAGGATGAAACTGATCAATAAATTAAATTACATTGAATAAAAATTGATTAAGATATAAACATAATAATTGTTAATATCTTATACGGAATGTCAACGCGAAAGATTGAAAACCCTGAAAATTTTAGAAATAATATTCGCACAAAGTTGCAAACGCTTCTTGATAGCGAAAAGAAGGCAATTAATTTGGAAAAGGGAATTTACAATTACGCTTTAAAGGAAGCAGCCAATCGTAAAGTTGTAAAAAAGTGGGACAATCCATATTACGCACAAATTTATTTGGACAGGCTGCGCACAATTTATATTAACCTTACCGAAGGCGCCGTTGATGGCAACAACGCGCTTCTCAATAATGTAAAGGATGGATCCGTTTCAGTAAAGACGCTTGCGTTTATGACACATCAAGAAATGCAGCCAGAAAAATGGGATTCGTTGATTCAGGCAAAAATTAAGACGGATAAATCCAAGTACGACACTCAACAGGAAGCAATGACAGACACTTTCAAGTGTCGCAAATGCTATTCAAAGAAATGTTCTTATTATCAGATGCAGACAAGGTCTGCAGATGAGCCAATGACTACATTCGTAACATGTCTAGAGTGTGCTAATAGGTGGAAGTGTTAATATATTTCTGAATAAAATTTTGCTGAAGCGCATTTAATATAAATGTATAAAAATGTTTTATATATTTATTTTTTATCAATTGTTACTTCTTTGGCAACATTTCTGATTATTTTATTATAATGTTGTTCATCTTCTTCTTTTGTTGACCCACCCATGGAATGAATAACGATTTGATGATAATCCATGTGTTTTTTTGTGTCATAATCATTTGAATCTGGATTTTCTTCTTGCCATTGGTGAATTTGTTTAAAATTCTTAGCGGCGATATATTTAATAGCATTTTTCATTTTCTTCTTTTCATCGTTGTCCTTCTCCCAAGAGTCTTGGTCTTTTACATATAAAACTTCTCTTTTCAAGTCGCTGCAATGAATGGGACGTTTAAAAATGTCAAGTTCTTTGAGACCTCTAATAAAAAGTTTTGAAATACCTTCAGTGTATCCTAATCGTCCAACCATGTCCAAATCTGATGTTTTTAATTGAAGTTGATTAATAAATTCCATAATATTGAGGGCATCCTTGCATTGTTCATTCAAGAAGAACTGTAAATTGAAATTGTTTGTATTGTTGTTATTGTTTGTTATATTTGTAATTTGTCCTTGGTTCTTTTCAGCAAGTTCTATAAGTTTTTTATTTTGTTCAATTAACATTTCTTTCAATTCTTTATTTTCTTTAAGTTGATCGTGAAACAATTCTGTAATAATTGATAATTGATTTGGGTCTGAAGATGCAGTAAATTCAACGGGTGGGTCTGAAATTAGTATATCATTTTCTTCTTGCAAAGAACATATTTTCTTATGCCTCCATAGTCCCTGTCTATGTTTGTATTCCTTACCACATTCGCATGTAAATATATTTTTGGCGAATTCGGCGATTTTTGTGTAATCATTTGTCATCATTTTGTTCTTTTTTTGGTGTTTACTAGACAATAAATGTTTGTTAAAATCACTCTTTTTGCAGCACGAATAGTCACACAATTCACATGATAACGAATTGGCGATTTTTTGCAACTTTTTGTAACCCATATGTCTCCTAAATATGGGACAGAAAAAATCTCTAAGCGTTTTTCAAAAAAATTGTTTAAAAACTTATCATAACATATTTTGAATAAAAAAATTGGGATTAAGAGCATTATGAGGCAAACTCACTTTTTGGAAATTTTGATTTTGGTAAAGTCTTTGGGTTTTTGAAAATTGGACATTTTTTTTGTCCATTTTTTACTTTTGCAAACACTTTTCAACATTCGAAATTTCTCAAAAATAGATATTATCTTCAAAGTAACTTAAAGAAATTAACCGACCGGCTTTAAGCTTTTTCTAAATTCCACACACAAATGGCATAGTTGCTTCCAGACAAAACACGATTTCCATCAAAACTCCATGCAACTGCATATAAAGTTGATATTCTTTTCGGTGACAAAACCGCAATAAGGGCCTTTTTATATATGTCAACCACGCATATTGACCTACTGAATGCGCATGCTAAGTTAGTTCCATTGGGACTCCATGCCAATAAACTCGCCTTGTCAAGTTCCCAATATTTAAAACTGCAAATCATATCACCACGCTTTGCGCTCCACACTATAAAAGAACTATTATAAGAGCAATCGGCAACATGCGTATTATCTGGGCTAAAGGCAGCGTCCATCATTTGTCCTTTGTTCCAATCAAGCGTTGTAACTAAATTACCAGATTCTGCGTCTGAGACGTAAGCATTTTTGCCAGAATCACTGGAGAAAACAAGCCGTCCATAGGGACTAATTACCATAACTTTACTATAAGAAGGCAATTCAAACTTTACAATATTTTTATCTTCGGCATACTGAACTATATCAGATGAATCGCTCATAAATATATTTCTTATATATATTATATATTATATATTATAACAATCAAAAAATAAAACTCAAAAATGCAGGTAAGAAATACTCAGTTGCAAAAAAAAAATTATAAAGGGTATAACCAAAAATAAATATCCATATTTTTTAAATTGTTGCAAAAGTTGTTGAAACGCATATCTTCTCTCTAAGCGTCTAACCCTGGTTCGTCTATTAACAACATCGTTGTCCGTTTTTATATAATCCATTATTACTTGGTCAGGAAATTTTGTATCCACCTTTCGCAAAAACATGGTATAACGATTCTTTTCCAAAGATTCGGTAATAAACAATAAATCTTTCTTATCACCGTCTTTAAAAACATGAGGACTAGTCGCGCTACTCATTCTAGACCAATCCGCAGCATGTGTCACTGCTTGTTTAACTTCTTTGATTTTATTTACTGCTTGCAAAATAATTGCAAAAATACTTTCATTTGCCACATCTCCGCTGCATATTAGCGTATAAATATTTGTATTTATTTTAGAATATGCAAGACAACTTTGCACATCTTCTTTCTTCATTGTAAACCAAGGGTCGTTTGCCAAATGAGATTCTTCTTTTAACATCTTCAGATTTGCACGATTGCAGAACTGAACATTCCACCAGGCTTTCCGCCAGTTCATAATAGTTTTTGAATAATTCTCAAAGAACAATTCTCGGAATTTTAAAGGAGAGATAATTGGAGCACATGAATCGGTTAAAAAACAGAACCATTGATTTTGTAAATCGTGACTCATTGCAAATGACATTAATGCTAAATAAGCAGGAACAACGTGCATATAATCTGTTTCAACGACACCTTTTGGATGAATCGCGTGTTTCCTAATCCATTGAGACTTTATGTCGGAATAATTTTTATAATGAAAATAAACATTAATAATATCTTTATTTGACTCAATCCAATCTATCCATATTTGCTCTTTATTTACGATATGTGAATAACTAATAATAAAGCATAATGCGACTTTCATTTGACTAAAATTATTATATGTATATTAAAAAAATACATATAACAAACGATTTCTACGGCGTTAAAATATAAATAGCGTCAATATATAAAGCTAATAACATTGGAAATTGCCACGCGTTAAACATCCGTTTCTTTTCATCGTCTTCAAAAAATATAGCTCTTATGAAAATGTAAAAACTTAAAATCAATGTAATAAGCAAAGACATTTTAAATAGTAATGCAAAGTCGGCGTGTTTCATATAATAATTTATGTAAATATTTACCTGCTGGACAAGGTAAACAGGTGTATGCACCAGTATCCGTTATTCCACAATGTGTTCCAACTACGCATTTGCCAAATGCGAGAGAAGTACAAACCGATTTTTGGAAATAACAGCTAGATTGGTGACACAACAAAGCAAAAATTATAGCTATAAATAGCATTAAATTGATTATACTATATACTTAGAATAAAATATTTAAGCACTAACACATATATCTATATCTATGAAAGTGAAATAAAAAAATCACAACAGGTAATATTAAATAGAAATGCGGTTATTAATAATAATGACAATGTTTTCAAGACTCTTAAACAAAAATGTCGCGTCAAAAGTAGTTGGAATAAAAAGCTCAATTCCAACTATAATTAAACCTCAAATGCGCGCCGAAATTGATACCGAACAGTGCATTATAAATATAAGAACAAACAAGTGGATATGCAACAATAATTCATTATATTTAAAAGAAAACGAATACATAAAAAATAAAAAGTTAATATCCATCTCCCCGGGAGGATTTAAAGGATTTTATATGTTGGGAACATGCGCATTCATTAAAGAAACTTATGTTTTAGATGATTATATTTATTCAGGTGCATCGGCAGGTGCATGGAATTCTCTCTTTATGACATATAAAAAGGATCCAATAGAACTAGCTTATGAGTTATTAGATGATAAATTGAACAATGCTGTGTCCATTATTGATTTAGAATACATGATAAAGTATAAGATACTGAATAAGTTCAAGGCAGACGATTTTGACTTGAAAAAATTGTTTGTTGGAGTAACTAGTTTTGATTATATGAAAATAAATACACACATCTTCTCAGATTTTGAGACACTAGATGATGCCGTTAATAGTTGTATAGCCAGTTCGCACATACCATACATAACTGGAAATAGTTTTTCAAATAAATATCAAAATTTGAATGCGTTTGATGGTGGGTTTAGTAAATATCCATATTTGAATGTAATGAAACCATCATTGCACATAACACCGAGTATGTGGAAGGATGTGAACAATTTTAATTTCTGCGATAATAATGATGTTAACGCTAGAAAATACATTGAAAAGTTGTTGAAAATGCCAATGCAAGTGTCGGATTATACTACATTATTTTCAAGAAGCAAATATAATTTTGTTGAACTGTATGACAACGGCTATAATGATGCAAAAAATAACAAGGATATTTTAGACAAAATGTTTAATCAAAACAAAATAGAATAAAAATTGACTTATTTTATATTTATTTGAATATAAATATAAAATAAAAGCTATAATCATGCAAGAAGTTCAAAGAGAACACTTAATTCCTGGAAAAGAGTATTATTTACAATCATTTGAAGAGTCTTGTTTGCCTCCACATAAGCCATACAAAATGATTGCGCAATTTAATAAGTTGACTCCATTGGAGAAAGATTTTGTATGGGCGTGTTTCTCCAATTTTAGAAATATTAAATGTAAGAATAAAACGAGTTATGGTTATAACGTAGAGTTAAATATTAGTTGGAGATTTTATGAAATTAATAGCCATAGATTGCAAAAAAATATGGAAAAACGATCTTATAATATGATTATTCTTAAAATTGTTAATGATGAGTATTTTACACCGATAGATGTTATATAAATCTTTAAAAAGACACTACTTCTAAGTCCTTAAGATTCCAATATTCACAACCACCACCCGGTGTGGGGCGTCTAATAATGAACGGAATTCGTTTTTGCATAAGTTCCAACTCTGCAACCAAGTATCCATCAATAACATTTTCCGGAACTTTTACAAAGGCATTTGCCCCAGAATTTATTTGTTTTGCTCGTTGACCAATGACGCGAGTTCTTTCATACTTTGTCAAGAAAGGAATGGTTTTGTGAAGATCGTCAATAATATTATTAGCTTTATCACGAATAACTTGAGTCAAAATTGAAATTTCTTCGTAATTATTAATGGCACATTCTGGATGAAAGTCAAGAATATAATTCTTATTAATTTCTGCGTTGAATTTTTGCAAATATGGTGTTTGATAATTTTTATCATCATCATCGCCGTCGTCTTCATCATCGCCGTTTTCCAATGAACCTCCAACTAGAGAGTTTTTCTTGGGTTTTTCAGAGGAATAAATCTTAGAGTCCTGCTCTTCGTCAACTTCTTCATTAACAGAATCATCATCTTCTTCTTCCTCGTCTTCTTCCTCGTCTTCTTCCTCGTCGTGTTCTTCCTCGTCTTGTTCTACAACATCGTCTTGCTGCGTATCTTCGTCTTCTTCGGTGTTTTCATTTTCAGATTCATCTTCCTCCTCATCAGAAGAATACAATTTTTCGTCTTCTTTATCCATGTCTGTTATATTAACTAAAGATACTTTTATATTATTAAATCAATTTTTATTTTGTTACATCAATAAAATAAAAAATGCAAAAAGTTCAAAGGATTCCGTGCTAACAATACAAAATACTCAGTTTAAATGAAATTAATTTACTTCATCAGTTTTCCAAACGGTATCACACGTTGAACATAGATACGCGTATTTCATGTTGACATCATCGTAGCGAATGTAAATAATTTCTCTGGGTTTGTGTTGTGTGTTTGTTTCACAATCTTGGTTGGGGCATAGAATTTTACTAATACGAGGTAAGGTTGGGTCCAATTTTGTGTATTTGTTGATGATGTGTGAAAATTTTTGTTCTCCTTGAGAATTTTGAATTTTTGAAACAGAAACATTATCAACATTTAAAGTAGTATCCTCATTTCCGCAATTTCTACAATAGTAGACTAATTTGTTAGGATTTTCGCCATCAATGCGAATATAATACATATTTTGACATGAACTGCAGAAATGCATGGTTGGTTGTATAACATTACTTTACATTATTTATTTATGTCAATTTTTATTTTATTGATTAATAAAATAAAAATATCTTATTGGAAATTAGTTTATTTTGTCCACAACGTCTTTGAATTTAACTAATAAATCAGGATAATCCAATTTAACATTCATGTTATACATACTAGTAATAATTTTAAAGACGCTTGGATTTTCATTAGCTTTTTTTTCTAAATATTTAATTATTTCTTTGCTGTTTTTAACGAATTGCTCTTTGACGATTGAATTGAATGCTTGAAACTGTTCTGGATAGACACCTGCCGTTTTATTAATGATTTTAAGAATTGCAATATCAACATTTTTATATTCTATAATTTTTTCATAATTTGAAAAGTCTGGATGATTGTTTGAAACACCTGGTTCATTCAACAAAGGTTCTTTGCACAATAGTGTACACAAAGTCAGTAAAAGAGTTGAAATAGTTTGACAAGAGGTCCATTGCTCACCGCGCCAAGTATTTAAAATAGATACGCAAACTTTTCCATTTGTATATAGATTTGGATTAAATCTAATATTTTCTCCATTTGTGCAATAAATTACAGTGGGTGGACTGTGTGGATAATTTGTTGGGTAGTTAATCTCAAAAAAATAAAACCCCCCAAAATATGGAGTGTCAGACGGTCCAACAATAAGCGCATATCCTTTCAAAATATCTTCGTCGTCGTGCATATAATATATTCCATTTTCACTTAATGGATTTTTTATTACTTGTTTTACATCACGCAAAAGGCGATTTATAGTGTCTTTTGTAATAACTTTTATTGTTTCGGATGACATGTCTGTTTCATTAATTGAAAAGATATATTTATATCCATTTTTCAAGATAATAAATTTATGCGCGTGTAAGTCGTCTTATTATTATTATTTATTTACAAACATAAAAAAAATGAAATAGAAAAATGTTTGTATATTATACCAACAAAAGAAATGGAATCTCACCAATCTCACTTTAAAGACTTAATAGAATTTCTTGCAAAGCATAATGCAAACTCCGAAAAAAGAGAAGGAGTTAATATTTCATTCACCCATACTAGAATACCAAGCAAAGAGCTCGGAATATATGGTGGATCTTACATTATTCCGAAGGAAGATGAAGAGACATTTTGGAAGCTTTATTATGAAGCAGTGTTTGTTCAAAGAAAGATGGAATATTTGACAGAAAAACAACTGGAAACCGGATCTCCGATTCTGCTTGATTTTGACTTCAGATATAATTATGATGTTGATAAACGACAGCATACAAAGGATCATATTGTGGATATTATCGCCGGAGTATATTTAGAACTACTTAAGGAATTCTTTGACTTTGAAGAAAATAAACCATTTCCGATTTATGTTTTTGAAAAACCAGATGTAAATAGGTTAGCAGACAAATCATTAACAAAAGATGGTGTTCACATTATTATTGGAATTAAAATGGAACATTCATTGCAGATGATGTTGCGTAACAAAGTTTTGAAAAAAATTGGAGAATATTGGGATCTTCCATTGTTGAATGGATGGGACTCTGTTTTGGACGAAGGGATTAGCAAGGGATCAACAAATTGGCAGGTTTTTGGGTCAAGAAAACCAGGAAATATGGCATATCAATTGACTCAATATTATGAGATTAAATATGATGCTGTGGATAGTGAATTTATGATGGAAGAAAAGGATTGCGAATCAGATTTTGATATTTCAAAGGATCTACACAAGTTATCTGCCAGATATCAAGAGCATCAATCATTTGAGATGAATTCTAACATAAAAGACGAATACGAGAAAATTAAATCTCAACCAAAACCCAAACGACCAACAACATCAACAAAGCTACTTTTAAAGGTTGATGATGATACCGCTGATCCGGACGAAGTTCCTGTAATTAGTCTGAATGAAATTACAAACTCAACAATTTTGAAGCGCGCTGTAGAAAACATGTTGAATGAGTTGTCGTTGAATGAATATCATGTAAAAGAACTGCACGAATACACTCAAATTTTACCCGAGAAATATTATGAACCGGGTTCACATTTGTTAAGCACAAAGGTTGCATTTGCACTAAAACATACAGACGATCGTCTGTTCTTGTCGTGGATCATGCTTAGAAGTAAAGCAAGTGATTTTAATTATTCTACAATTCCAGATTTGCATTTAAGATGGAAGAAAGATTTTAAAGAAAAGCCAGACGGTGTTACAAAACGTTCCGTTTTGTATTGGGCAAAGCAGGACGCTCAAGAGGCGTATCTTAAAGTGAAACAAAACACAGTTCAGCATTTCCTTGACGAAACATTGATTACGCCCACAGATTATGATTTTGCAATGGTTCTATTTCAAATGTTCAAAGACAAATATGTTTGTACAAGCGTTGCAAACAGGACATGGTATGTATACAGAAATCATCATTGGGAGAGAGATCTAGGAAATTCTTTAAGATTGTCAATTTCGCGAGAAATGTATAATTTGTATCAAGGTAAACAGCAATCATATGTAGTTGAAATGCAGCATTTTGATCCAACCGACGAGCGTTATGAAGAAGCTAAGAAGAAAATCAGACAAGTGTCTGAATTGTCAAACCGTTTAAAGAAGACAAACGACAAGAGCAATATATTTAAGGAAGCTTCAGAAATCTTCTATGATAAGGAGTTTGTAAGTAAAATGGATGAGAATCGTTACTTGATGTGTTTCTCAAATGGAGTTGTTGATATTAAGAACAAGATTTTCAGAGATGGTTACCCGCAAGATTATATTACAAAGACAACTGGTATCCGTTACAAGCCATTTGATCCATTGGCTGATGCAATTATTGCTACTCAAATCTTGACTTTTATGGAGCAATTATTTCCAGACAAGGACCTTAATAGATATATGTGGGATCATCTTGCATCAGTCCTTATTGGTGAGAATATAAATCAGACCTTCAACATTTATCGCGGAAATGGTTCAAACGGAAAATCTCTTCTTACGGATTTAATGAATCTTACTATTGGCGAATATTCGGGAACTGTTCCAGTAACACTTGTTACTGAAAAACGAGTGGGTGTTGGTGGAACATCGTCGGAGGTTATGCAGTTAAAGGGTGTACGTTACGCAGTTATGCAAGAGCCCTCAAAGGATGCGAGAATTAATGAGGGTATGTTGAAGCAATTGACTGGTGACTCAACTATGCAAGCTCGGGCATTGTATTGTGAATCAGAAAAATTCAACATTCAATTTCAGTTGGTTGTTTGCACGAATACACTGTTTGAGATTGTAAGCAATGATGATGGAACCTGGAGAAGAATTCGTATTGTTGAGTTTATGTCCAAGTTTGTGAACCCAGAGGATCCAGTTATAGATGATACCCCTTACCAGTTTCCAAAGGATCCGATCTTGAAGGAGAAACTCCCGAGTTGGGCTCCAGTATTTGCAAGTATGCTTGTCAAGCGCGCGTTTGAGAATCAAGGAATTGTAAAGAACTGTGATATTGTCATGTCGGCGTCTAACAAATATCGCCAAGGACAGGACCATATTGCTGGGTTTGTCTCCGAAAGAATTGTGCGAAAGGATGGACAAAAGATTAAACGCGAGACATTAACAGCTCAGTTCAAGAGTTGGTTTGATGCTACTCAAGGTTCCAAGAAGGCGCCGAAGGGCGTTGAATTGTTTGAGTATATGGATAAAAAATTCGGAAAGAGCCGAAAAGATGGTTGGTTGAATGTAGAATTATTGTATGATGATGGCGACGAAATGGAACAACTTGACGATGATTCTGCCTAACAAACTACAATTCATAAAAAAATAAAAACGCAAAATATACAATTTTTTTGTATATTTTACTCCATTACTCCATTGACGTGTAAGCGTTTTTTGGAAATAAACTGAGAAATCTTGAAACGCTGTTGTATAATAATGAAATAACAAAAACTACAACAAATGGGTATATCGTAAACGCAACAAGAATCAAAAACTTTGTTAAAAAACTATAATTACTTCCGGATAAAATCATACCAAACACATAGACAACGAGAAGAATTGCGTATATCCATTTTAATAAAGTATACCAATTGTTCAAATTATCTACACCTTGTCCTTCATAAAATGATTTTCTATCGCTTGTAACAGTGTCTGTACTTATCTCATTTATTCTCCCTTCTAAAATAGAATTCTCAGTTAAATACTTTTTATAAAGATCAATTGTGTTTATATACGTAGAGTTTAATTCGTTGTATGTTTTTGTCAGTTGCAGTAGTTTGTTAGATGCGCTTGAAAATGCGGAAGTCGCGCTAGACGTTAATTCTTTTGATTCAGATGATACTTGTCCTGAAAGATATCTATTATACCCATCAGTTCCTTGTGTGTAAGTATAGTATTCTTTTGCAGCGGCGTTTAATTTTTCTGGACCCGTATTTACATTTGCTTGTGCGTCTAAAAACTTTTGCTTTAGTTCTTCTGAATATCTTGCTTTTTGACAGTCAGGGCCACATGTTAATGACGATGCTGATTTAGATATCATCTCGTTGATTTGACTTGTTGTATCTTGAAGTTTAAGCTGTTGTTCTATTTGTTGGGTTGTATATTGGGTATCTGGCATTATTGTTATATTATATTATTATTAGTTTTTAATAATATAATAAATATAAGTCTAAACCGGAAAATTATTTTGTAAATTTACAAGTTTGTCAATGAATTGTAAATGGAAGAACTGCTTCCTGTGTCATAATTTGTAACGCCGTTGGCTGTGTTACCTAAGGAAGAAAAAGGATTATAAGTTTCGGAAGATGAGGCAGCTGTTTGTGTTGAAGCTGCTCCAGAAGAAACACTTTGGGATTGCTTTGGATCATAAGGTTTAACTCCTGTGGGCAATTTGTTATTAGAAATGCACTTATTAGTTGGTGATGGAACATATGTAAAACCGGTGTCACAACATTCTTGCGCAACGCACGTTAATCCAACACCCTTCCATGGGTCAACCCACCCACTCGTGTCTGTTTTAACCTCTGGTGTTTCTGGAGGTTCTTTTCCCCAAACGTATTCATCGTACATCATATTGTCTCGTGAATATGCATCTAACACTTTTCTCCAAATAATAACCGTTGCAATAACAATAACAATTATAAATAAAAATACATAAATAGAATGAGGCAAAATATTAGCGTTTGCTAAAACTGCTAAAATAATAATTGGAATACAAAATAAAGCAATAGTTTTCATTATTCCTGTGTGATTTGCGTATCTTTCTCCATAATATGCATTAATTTCAACAAGCCTTAATTTGTTATTTTTTTCTTCTTCAATTATCTTCAACCTTTTTTTAGATTCATTTAGTTGACTTTCAACAACATCAATGGCATTTATTTGATGGCCAATTATACTTCCAACACTAGAAACTGTACCTCTATAGTATTGTTGTGCATTGTTCAATGTTTTAAATAAACTAGACCTCATGCTAGAAATCTTGTTAATTTGTTCAACTATGCTATTTTGCTCATCTGGAGTGAGCGTCTTATTTGCAAGTCCAGTTTCTAAAGTTTTAAATAAATCAGTTTCTACACTTTGAAGGTTTTGAATATCCGCTATAATTTCAGTGCTTTGATCTTCTAATTGATTTGGTGCCATTATATATAGAATATATCAAGATAATATATATATAATTTCTAGTTTATTTTATGTGCTGCTTCTTTTAACTACTTGTAATGCTAAAATAAGAATTATAACTGTTACTCCACACCATAATATGTAATTGTAGTTTTGTTGAGCTGCTACTATTTTACTGTCTGATACAATGTTATCATAGTTACTAGTATCAAAATTTGTATATTGAGAGAACTGAGAATTGTATGCGGTATACTTTGACATCATGTCATTTAAAATTGTTTTATTAAGTCCCATTTGTTTAATTACGGAGTCGTCAAGAGTTTCTAAATAAGTTATCAATGAAAGTATTTGCACAGACATATCTTTAAGTTGTTTTCCTAGTTCATCTACGCTAGTTTGGTCTGCTTGAATTGCACTAGATATCCCACATTTTGTAGAAACAGACATCATATTTGAAGCCTTCTTTTGATTTTGCCATATGTTGCTGTCAACATTTACAAAATCTTTGTTACAGCTCGTGTTAGAATTTACAATTGACGGAACACCGTTTATCAATTGAATCATTGGTTTTGGGTATTCATACAACAATCCACCATTATCAATATAACCCCCCTTGCCTAAATTTTCCGGATGTCCTTTTGATGTAACTTTATATATTGCATTAACTGAAGCGTTTCCATAAATTTTATTATCTGAAAAGGTAGAAGTTGGAGTTGCAAGTCCGTATTTAGTTGATTCTGGTAAACTATTACTTAAAAAACATTTAGAGTTTCCATCCGTACCTCCTTGCAATCCGAAATATTTACTACCTGAGGCTATTGCGGCTTGCTGACAAGTGTCAACCGTTTGATCCGTGGAAGTTGAATTTTTTGCTAATATTTCTGCGTCCGCTTTTTGCCATCTATTTGAATCTTTTGATGGAGGTGAACCGGAGTTTCCCACAATAACACCGTCCGCTGGATTTCCCAGTCTCATATAAATTTTATTTGAATCACTTGGATCAGTAACCAAATCACCTCCTCTATAAGGTTGTAGACCTTCAGCCCATGGTTTTATAACTTTTGGACTTGGTGACATTGCAGGCGAAGCCTTGTCATCATTATAACAACCAATAAATTTATTCACAGATTGAATCTGATAAATTGCGTTTGCCCATCCGCCACCAACAACCCTTCCTTGTTCAGTTGTGGATTGACTCCCACTTTGTCCATATTGTGTTGCTTGACTAAAATCATTACTTAGCGCACATTGAGCATAACCGTTGTTTCCTCCACTATACCACTGAAGACCAAATAGACTAAAATTTCCATTTTTTGCGGCTTGTTTACATGTATCGTATGTATAAGTTCTGCTTCCTCCGTTTGCAAACGTAGGCATTGCACGATTTGGGTTGTCTCCATAATTGCCAACAAATTGCGCATCAGGAACCTGATAAAGCGCATTTGTTCCTGCTCCACCATACAAGTATCCGTCACTACCTTGTTTGCAATTTGCATCAGCAGCACCATATTTTTGTGCAGAATTTAAATCGTTTGTGGTTGCACATGTAGCTTTTTGCGTTGTAGAATTTGATTGACTTAAAGCAAAATATTGTTTACCATTATTTATTGCGGCAACTTGACATTGATCGTATGTGTATTGTTCAGTGAGTTTTGGAGATATTGCTGGGATTGGTCCATTGTCTTTATAAGCTCCAACATATTCAGAATTTGCGTTAGATGTAACCTGATTTACAAAAATATTCTTGTTTAGTATTGAACCAGGGACTATCTTTTGATTATCTTTAAGATAAGACTTTGTAACAGTCATTAATTGCGCATGAGCAGTATTATATCTCTCTAAAGTACCAGAGAATTGTGTTTGAAATTGATTTAACTGCATTGCATAATCTTGGACACCTTTAACTTTTTGGACTAATGGTTTTGATGATGCAATTGCATCACTACCAGAAATAAACCCCTCTATTAAAGTTTTAATCTCTTTTTCCTGATTGTCAGTTATTTTACTTTGATAATTTTTGAACTTTTTTCCTTGTCTTAAAGTTTCAGATACAAAGTTATCAGGTTTACTTGTCATTAATATAAATAAACACAAAAATATTTATAGTTAATGTAATTTCCTATTAAATAGATGGAATTAGTTGAGCTTTCATCATTAAAACAAGTGCTATTAATAAAACCCATATACCATATGCCGCTGGATTATTTAAATGAACAGTTGCTAATATTATAGAAATAATGATAATTGACCATAAAATAACACTTAACAGGTTTCCTCTGGCATCGGGAAAAAATATAAATTTCATAGTTAGTATTAAAGCAACAATCATAACAATAAGCCACAAGTAATATCCGGCATTCTTCTGCTCAGTGTTCAAGGTCTGATCGTTATACGCTTTATCTACATCATTAAATTCATTCAACATATTTTTAATCTTTGTTTGTTCTCCAAGCAACTCTGTGTTATTTGTCATTAAAATATTATTGTTTTCTGATAAAGTTGAATTATTCTCATTTACCGAAGGCGTTATTCGTTTATTAATAGTTATCATTTGGTCATTAATAGATATCAATTGCGAGTTAATTTTGTTTAAATTGTCTAATTGTTCTTTTGATTGCATAACAATTGCATTGTGAGTAGATGCGAGTGTATCGGTTATTTGACCATCACCTTTTCTTAAATTACAAACTTTTGAGATGCTATTAAAATTTGCACCACTGCAAAGTTTATTTGAACTACACAAAGCTTCGCATTGAGATATTGTACTATCTATATTATCTGATAAAGTAGTGCTTGGTTCCGTAAATGTTTTTCCTGGTAGAACAACATAACTATTTGCATTGGATTGCGATTTCAATGTTGTAATATATGATGCAAATGCTGATTTATATTCTGTTAATTTTGTGTTATATTGAACCTCTAATGTTTGTAATTGTAAAATATCCGAATTAAGGTTTACGGCAGTTGGCATTATTTATATATAATAATAAAAGAAAACAATGTATTTTGTATTATCTATTTGTAAAATAATAGACTAAATACGTTGACAATAAACCTGCCCACGCTCCATAAAAAATGCTTACGTATGGAATAGAATGAGTGTCGGCGTTAACACAGTTTGTCCATTTTAACTCGCGATTCACTATTTTTTTTACTTTATAGTTATCATCTTTATAACTATCTTCCATTTTTCTTATTGATTTTATTAGGCTTTCGTTTGCATATTTCATTAAAGCTGTATTTTTTAACTTTTCATTTGTAATAATTAAACTAGGATTATAAGAATATCTAGGATTATAAGAATATTTTGAATGATACGCTTTGTGAAATCTGCAACATGTGTCATACATTTTCTATTGGAATTACAGTAGAAAAAGTATTATAAAGTTCTCGGCATTTGTTGTATTTTTATTGAATACACCTTGAACAATGAATAAAAAAGAACAAGTATCCCTACAATTAATGTTATATTATAAACATATTTATCAAAATAGAGGGTTTTTGATTGCATTGAAAGCAAACCCGAACCATTTGAATCTGCATTTACTGAAGTTAAATCACTAGTTAACTTTGCATATTTTTCTTTTTCGGTTATTAATTTGGTGTTTAAATTAGAAATTAGTTTGTTTAATTCTCCTATATTTTTTTCAACATCATTTGTGGAAATAAATAAATCTGCTTGCAATGATTCAACAACTCCTTGTGAATTAGCATAAATTTGGCGATATTCGCTGTAATCAGGATACATTTTGTAATTTAAATATGAACTAGAAAAATCATCTAAAGCTGAATAAAATTTCTCTGTATTGGTTTGTAATCTATTTAAAATTTCATCGGAATATGTTGACATTATATATACAGTTAGAATTTATTTACACGCAAATTCTGTAATAATATGCACTTATGGCAGTTTTGCTAGGACGAATAATTTCGCAAACTTGTCCTGGACGAATCCCAATAATCTGTGCAACTGGATCAAATCTTGAAATATCTGGAAACTGTGTGTCGTGCATGATATTATATTTTGTTTTAACCGCGATTACTTCGTCATTTGACAAAACTCTGTGGGGTGGAACTAGAACGTGATCTAAAATATTGAATTGCAATCGTTTGATACTTTGAACTACAATCAAAATTTCGTCTTGTTCCCAAATGTGTTTCAACAAATTTGTTATAGTTTCATTTAAATCGTCCTTAGTAATAATCATTAAAGTGTCTTCCTTTGTTAGAATCTCTTCTAAATTAAATAAATCGTCAATCATTTCTTGAATATTTTGTGGGCGCAATGTTTTTGCTAAATAGTATCTAATATAAATCTTATTCTTACGCTTTGTGTTGGGGTCTTCCACACTTTTTTCCAAAAGCATATCAAGTTGCTTATTTTGCAACATGGTATTAACCTCATTAACGCTAAAATTTTCATATTCTTCAACATTGTAGTTTTGCTTTTTCATCAATTCTAAAATGGTTTTTCTAGATTTATATACAGATGAAACCACACCACTTGAGTTCTGTGTCGCCATTATATTTATAGTATACATTATCATTTTCATTCTAATTCAATTTTTTTATTTATTTATTTGTAAAAATCATGTTTATAATTTTTGTTTATAAACATCAGGGATTATCAGATTAAAGGGTTATTTGTTTTACACCAGTTGAACCAGTGTCAAAACTGACTGATTTTGTTTCTGAACTTGAACCACTTGATGTTTCTGTTTCTGTTCCCGTTCCTGGTTCAACTTCTTGCTTTTCTTCTTCTACTTTCAAAATAGAAATAACTTGCTCATTAGACGATGTTTGGTCTCCACCAGTTTGAATCTTCACGGGAGGAATCGTTGTGTTAGATTCTTTTTCTTCATCAACCTTATTTTTTTTAGCTCTCTGTTCTGCGGCCATTTTCATTAACATTATTTTATCTCTTTCTGGAAGAGCGTCAAACTCTGTTTTTACATCAGCATTTTCAATTTTAATACCTTCAATGGCAGCTACAGGAGGTGGTTCGTCGGGTGAATGTGGATCAAAACGAGGCGGTGGTTCATCTGGACTATGAGGAGAATAATCTGCATTGTAAGCGGGGCTAGCATTCTGATCGCTAGAAATTGGATTATATACAGGACTAGCATTAGGGTCATATGCTGGACTATCATTAGGGTCATATGGAGGACTGTAAACCGAGCTTCCGTCTGCATAAGGAACGCTGCTATCTGTTGTTGATGTAGACGTTTTTCCGCGAACCATTTTTTCTTGATTTTGTTGAGAAATTTGGTTCTTATATTTATTATATAAATTGGGAAGGTCTTTATAATCTCCGGTTTTTAATAGCTTACCGATATTATCAGAATAAGACATGTTCATAACTTGATCAATGTTATCTTCTGTTATAATTCTCATTTGTATATTCATAATTTGCAATTCATGTATTAATAATTTCAATGCATAAGGAACCCGAACAATGCTGAAATCTCTTCCAAACCTACTAACATTTTGTATATTAAGTTTTCCATCAAGAGTTGTATTAAAATTAATTGGACCGTCTGCAAATGGGCTAAAGAACAAATTCAATGACTCGTTGTATATCGCAATTCCGCCAGTTTTATTACAAACTGCCATATAATATTCGTCAGCACGAACCATAAAAGATTCGTTCAAAAATGCAGATGCTCCGTGAGCCATTATACCGTCGCGCTCCATTTCACCGATGCGAAGACCACCATCGTTTGCTCTACCTTGAACGGGTTGTCTAGTAAGCATTGTGTTAGGACCTCTAGCGCGATAGTTAATTTTATCTTTTACCATATGTTTCAAACGCATATAATATGTTGGTCCAATGTAAATATCAGAATATATTTGTTCTCCAGTCATTCCATTGTATAAAACTTGATTTCCAGATGAGTGAAATCCAGCATTTACCAACATTGAACCGTAGACTTTTGTGTGAGGACCTTTAGTTTCAAATGCGGTGCAGTCTCCAAACCCACCATAAGCTGTGCACGCTTTACCGAACAGTGACTCAACTAGTTGTCCAATGGTCATACGCGATGGTAAAGCGTGTGGATTAATAATTAAATCGGGACGAATTCCGTCACTAGTAAAAGGCATGTCTTCTTCAGGAATAATTAAACCAAGAGTTCCTTTTTGACCGGCTCTACTAGCCATTTTATCACCGATTGCAGGAATTCTCTCTTCACGAATGCGAACTTTTGCAATACGAGTTCCTTCTTCTCCTTCAGTAATAAATGATTTGTCTACAAACCCAAGCTGACCTTTCTTTGGAAAAACAGAAGAATCTATTACGACGTCTGAATCAATAGAATTGGAAGTTACTTTACCGATAACAACCATCTTGTCATTTAATGGAGAATCTTCTTTAATTAACCCATATTTATCAAGATAACTGTAATCAAATCCTGCTTTTAATCCTCTAACATTTTTTGTTTGAACATCCGCAAAATAAGAATTTGTCATTGATCCAGAGATTTTAGAGCTTTCTTCTCTCGCTTCATACATGGAATAGTAAGTTGTTCTAAAAATTCCGCGGGCTACAGACCCAGCATTAATCAAAATGGCGTCTTCAACATTATAGCCGGTATAAGACATAATTGCTACAATTGCGTTTACTCCGTACGGCATTTCTTCATTATTAATGTATTCCAAATACTTGGATTTTAAAAGTGGAATTTGTCCAGAGTTTAAAATAACTCCCATTTTATCAATACGAGATTGAAAGTTGGAATGATAAACAGATACGGCTTGTTTGCTTTGACCACAAGAGAATGAATTTCTGGGTAATGGATTGTTTTCGGGGTAGATAACTAGATTTCCCATGACACCTAATATGAGAGAAGGGTCTATTTCACAATGTGTATAGTATTTATTTTTTTTCAAATCATCTTTATTTGTAGCTATTAAAAGACCCTCTTCTTCAGAAGTATCAACATATTCAAGTGCGGATTTGTCCTTTTCAAACTGTTTTTCAATAGTTTCCATGCTTTTAAGGTCCGGATACAATTCATCAATGTCGTAAATAATATTTCTTTTGATACTAAATTTTTCAACAGACTTTTTGTGAAATCCGCTAACAGCTTGTTCCCATGTATAGTCATTGCTGTTAATCAATTCAATAATTTCAGGTCTGTCATAACTAATTTTATTTGTTTTTGAATCAATGTAATAAATAGGCCTGCTGAGTCTTCCAGAATCAGTGTAAATAAATATTTCGTTGTTTTCGTAATTAAATGAAATGCTTGTAAACGCAGGAATTAATCCATTTCGCCTGAACATTTTAATTGTTTCAATTGTTTCAATTGGATTATCAATTGCGCCAACCCAAACACCATTTACAAAAATTTTAGTTGAATTGCCGAGAAGTTTAGGCGTGCATTCTTGCAAAATGCGCATGGTCGTTTTGGATCTCATCCATTTTATCATTGGAATAGAAGATGTTCCACTAGTAACAAATGTGCTAATTGCCATGTGTTTATGCAATCCAATGTTTCCACCATCGGGTGTATCCACGGGATCAATATAGCCCCATTGACTAGAATGCAATAACCGAGGACCAACAACCTTTGCACTTGCATCTAATGGAAGATTAAATTTACGAAGTTGAGAGATAAAAGTATTCCAAGACAATCTGTTTAAATCCTGCACAACGCCAACGCGCTTTGTGTGATCCTCTGCACCCCAATTTCCTTTAAATGCTTTTCTAAAGCCAGTTTCAATCAATCTCTCTTTAAAAAACAGAGCAACATTAGCTTCAATCAAGTTAAGGAAAGCTGCGCCGTCATATTTTCCCTTATGAAAGTAATGTTCCTTGTCAATTTTCAATGCAATATCTCTCTTTTGAATTAGGAAATATTCTCTAAAAAGATCATAGATGAGAGAACCAGACAGTTCAATGCGTTTGAATTTGAAATTGTCTCGGTCAGTTGGTTTGTCCTCCTTTTTAAATACGCGTAATATACGATTCACCATATAGCCAACAAAATACGCCTTTTCCAAAAAGTTTTGTTCGCCAATATGAGGTAGAAAATAATTCATTAAAATATCAAGAGTTCCTGTAATTGTTCGGCGCTTTGTAAAAGATGCGATATATCTAAGAGCAGTTTCCTGATTAAATATTTTGTTCGCGTCATGAACAGATGGTATAAATAAATCAATATAAGATTCGTTTTTCTCCAAGTCTAATAAACACGTTTCAATAATACTTTTATCTGAAGTTATACCTAATGCCCTCATTAAAATGAATAGTGGGACCGGTTTTTTAACATTTGGTACAAGAACAACAATTTGATTATTTGATAACGTGGTGCTTGGTGCAACAATTTTAACTGCCGTGGTACGAACGGGTTTTGACGCATCTTCTGAAACAGACCTTATTTCTGCGGAATAGCTATAGGTTTCGTCGTCCTTGTTTGCGCGTATATAAAGCATATTGTCTGCAAACTTTTCTTGACAAACAATGGATTTTTCCTTTCCATCAATAATAAAATATCCACCATAGTCATTTCTACATTCACCCATATTAAAACGAACATTTTTTGCGAGAGATTTTAAAATACACAACTTTGATTGAAGCATAATAGGAAACCGTCCAAGATATATTTGATCTATTGTAATTGTTTTTTCCTTTTTCTCTCCTCCTTCATAATATATAAACTCAACCTCAACATCATAATGTATTGTTATACCATAAGTCATGTTTCTCAACCGAGCATCATTTGGATACATGTAATGAGCATGGTTATCGTCATATATTATGGGTTTTCCAAAGTATATTTTTTTTCCCTCTTTTCCACCTAAATATAACAAACATTGATTGCGAGACTCTTCTCCTTTTTTTTCGGCATCTTCTTCTCTCTCAATAAATCTGATAGGGTTGTTTTCGCGAAACACTCGGTTGATTCCATTATCAAAAAAGTCATTATAAGATTCTAAATGATGTGCAACCAAGTTGTATGGGTTATCTTTGAAATATTTGTCAATTAGTTTCCATGATATAGCTTCCATTGTATATATTATATAAATAGTCTTATTTTTTTATAATATTATTCCTGTTAATAATATTATACATTATATGTTGTTTTTACATTTAATTTGCTGAAGATAAAATTGTTTCTCTTTTTCTAGAACCATTTTTTGTTGTTGTATCTCTGTGTTTATGTGTCTTGTGCTTCTTGTAAGATTTTGTTGTTGTAAACATGGTCCATGGTTGTGTAGGTCTATCATGCAAAAATGGTTTCAAATAGTTCCATTGTCTGCGTTTATTGCAAAATTCATTTACGATAAATGGAGTTCCACAAGAACTTCCAAATCTACCCATGAAGGCCATATTTTCAGTTAATTTAGAATCTCCGGCGCATCCATCAAGAGCTCCTCTAGGTTGATGAGGTTTTGGTCTTGTAGGGTCTGACATATATTCACGTGCATCCAATTCATAGTGAGAGCAAACTGTTCTAGAGCAAGGATTTTCTTTGTCTAGGTAAACATCGTGGTGGTCAGCAATCAATTTCATAGCAAGGTTAATGTTTAATTTACCCTTGTGTTCATCCATTAAATCGGCGAGGCGAACACGACGAGCTCCTTGATGTCTTCTAGTGTCATCAAAACCAGTATCAGAGCACTCTTTGTTACGAATTTGTGGGTCATAAGCAGCATTAAATCCAATAAAATATCCGTTCTTTGTTCTCTCTACATTGTAATATTTAAGACCCAATTCAATTCGCAAAATTTCATTTGTTTTGGTATCACCAAACAACCAAGAGTTGGCATAATCTCCCGAGTTTCCATCCAAAAGTATTTTAACATAATCATCCATAGTATCACCATATTGCATAGCTTTGCGAATTCTGAACGCAATTGGATAATTATTTTCATATGCATGGAACCCTCCGATGGTAGTTTCTGTTCCAATAATTCCAGCAGAAGTTACAAAAAAATCAGTTCCACTCCAAATCCAACAAGGACAACATTGCATAACAAATCTGTGTCCTTTTGTGGGGTTTAAGTCTAAAATAACATTCATATATTGGCCATCTAAGAAGTTGGAAAAACTGTTATGTGCTACTACGATTTTACCGTCTTCAGTCCAATCCCCAACGGCAATAAAAGCGCTGCAATGGTCGGCAGCTCCACCTTCTCTCCCACCTGGACTACCAGATGCGGCTTGTTGTGAGCCATACCAAGAATCAAATAATGTAAATGAGTTATTCCAAGCTAAAATTTCGGTTGCTGTTGTTTTTGTTCCACCTGCATTGCATCCTTCGGCGATACCCTCAATTTCCTCATATAATTCGGGAAAATGCTTCTTAATCTTTTCTTCAAAATGTTCTTTTGTTCCTTGAATAAAAAAATCCCATGTCTCTCCAAAATCATTCCAGCAAGAAAACTTTAACATTTCTTGTATTTTTTTGAATTCTTTTGCACAAAAATACCCATAAGCGTATCCTCTTTCTCTCGGAGAACCTTTTACCGAAATATACATCCAACCATTCTTTTCATATGAAATACCATTTTTAATTATTTTATTAGTCATAATATAATAATTATATATTTTATATTTTATATTTTATATTTTATATTTTATATTCACGTAGTTTAAGCCTTTTAACGTTTTTTTTTCATGACCACCATACCTTCCAACATTTTAGGATTAATCATTACTAAACCCATAATAACAAATAAAAGGATAAAAGGAATAAGAACTAAGAACCAAGCAATTCCAGTGTGACCGTCCTTGCAAATCAAGTTCAAAATCCATGTCCAGAATAAAATGTAAACAATTTTAACTAAAAATACCATGAGGGTGCTTGGAACGCGAGCCGAAAACATACCCATCTTGTAAATATTTTTGTTTCCCATATTTTGGATAACTGAACCAATTATTCCAATAACAGAAAGAACAAAATAAACAAACGCGGGACTACACAACTCTTTAAGTGACTTTGGGAACGCCATTATGTTATAATATTAGAAAAAAATTAATACCCCAAAGCTTTTGCAGATGGTGTATTTACAAGCTGGTCTTTATAAGGTAAAGGAGAGACGGGTCCGGAATAACCATTTAATGTATTATATGCGCTTCCTAATCCATAAACCATACTTCTTCCTAAATTTACCAAATCTTGTGGAATTATTCCACCAGCGCTTCTTTTTCTTGAACCACCACCCACCATATACGTTTGTTGGTCACGTTCAGAAATCATGGACCTCTGTGGGTCAACTAGATATTTGTTATCAGCAAAATAATTTGTTTGCCCGTCTTTTCCAGAAACACCAGGCCAGTCATTAATCTTTGGAGTCCAAGGAGATCCAACCAATGGAGTTCCGCTGTTATTAATTCCTCCACCAGTTTGAACACCACCACCCATTTGAACGCCACTTCCTAAACAAGATCCGCATCCTCCCATTTGAATCCCGCAACCGCAACTTCCGCCTCTTTGCTTTCTACTTCTTTTGCCATTTAAATAACAATTTCCCGGGCATTTGTGTCTGCAATTGCAGACAGGACCACATCTACAACCGTGTCCACATTTTTTACAAACGCGAGCTCCTCCACGAGCTCCTCCACGACCTCCTCCGCGTTTTTTCATATCCCAACACCCCCCTTTTTTCTTGCCACCTAAATTACGCTTAGACTTAGAACAACCTTTCATATTCCATAATTTTTGCGTTCTTTTCATAGTTTTTCTCATTGTTTTTCTCATATATATTAGCTAAAGAAATTATTCAATATCAACGTGAGTCAACATATGTCTGCGACAACACATCTTTTTTAGCCCGAGATCATCCAATACTTCTCCCTCTGGGGTTTTTTCACTAAATTCTTTTGTTAAATAAACAACTTTGTCAACATCCATATCTTTTGCCAATTTTCGCTTTCTGACCTCTTCCAAATAATAACGATATTTATCGGCAATAACGTTACCGCATGTAAAGCACTTAATTGGGATAATCATTCCTTATACTAGACTGTTATAATTTATTTAGACCCTTTTATCAAATCAATTTTTATTTTTTTGGATTTTCTTTTATTCATTTTCTTTTTTGTAGTTTTCTTTTTCTTAGTTATTTTAGTGTTTTTATTTTTCTTATTTGTTCGTTTTCTCTTGTTACCTTTTTTTCCACCACGACTTGTAATAGTTAAATCTTTAATAACAACACACCCTTCACCAGAACTTAATGTTTCAACAAACCCTTTAAATTCATCTTTGTTAAAATTAATCGTCTTTATTTCTCTTGCAGGAGTTGGGTCTATTATAATTGGCTCTCCAAATTTTTCACGTGAATAGCCAGTATAATTTTCTGCGTCTAAAAATAAAAACATAGCAATGGCTTGTCTATTATTAACCATTTCTGGAGTTGTTGGTTCTCTCATTGAACATACTTGAACGCTATCTTCGTGCACATTTCGTTGGCTGGATGAACCTTTTTTTGGTATACTTATTTTAATAGCATTGCTTTCAAAAACTTCATTTGCTTTAATGGTAGCGTGTCTTAGCAATGGGTCTGAGAATGTCATTGTGTCGCCATTATTATATTTTCCTCTTAAAACAACAGCATCAACTCCGGAATCTTTTAATTCAGAATTGACGGCATTTATTGTTGAAAATGCATTGCTTAAATTTCCAACCTTTTCTGGTAGAGGCAAAACGCCCAAAAGTTGATGAGGCAAAAGTGTTTCGTGTTCTTTATATCCCAATAATACTTCAGTTCCAAAGACAAATGGTTGAGTAAAGTTATAATATTGCAGCATTGTAAAAATTGACTGATCTTTATGAAAGTTAAAAAAGGTATCTGAAAAGTCTCGTTTAGGTCTAGCAATTACACGCAACGCAATACCCACTTGATTTCCCAAAAGAATAAGCTCAGAAATTGATGGCAATATTCCGCTATTTTTTAATTGAAAGGATACATAAGCTGAAAAAACCCCAGGATTTTCGCGATAGTTATATATTAGACTGCTTTGTAGTCTTGATAATGATGGAGTTACTATTATATTACCGTCTGGTCCTAATTCAATTCGGAAGTAAAAAAAAGTACCTCCTGGAACAAGCTTTTCAAATTCATTCACAAATTCTTGTGTTTTAAATTCATCAGAGGTTGAAAATTTGGTAAGTATTGGATATTCATTTAATTTAATACAGAAATCTTCTTGAATATCAGAAACTTCTACTGCAGCTGGAACAAAATCTGCCATATTTTTTAGTTATAATAAAATTATATTATTATTTTATTATATTATTATTTTATTACTCAACCTCTATCCCATAGTCATCTCTCAATTCAACAACAAGTTTTGACCATTCATTTTGAGCCAAATATTCGCCTTGATCGTCTTTATTTTCACGAGCGTCATTTTCCTCCAATTCGTTTTCATAATTTCTTTTTATATATTCATACTCATCTAAAAGTTCCATAACTTTGCCAAATTTAACATCATCATTTATTGCTGTTTTAAGTTCTTCTGTAAGTTCTTCAATTTTCCACCCAGCTTCTTCGTATTGTTTTGACTGTGCGTCATGTTTCATACCTTCTTCTTTGTAAATTTTTTTATTTTTAATTATTCCCAAAAAGACTTCACCTAAATGATTCATTCCTCCGCGAAGTTTTCTTCTATTTACTCTGCGAATCTTCTTGTTCCTTCTTGTTTTGTTTTTTTTTGTTTTGTTTTTTTTTGAAATCTTTTTCTTATGTTTTATACTTCTCGTAACTTTCCTCATTATATATTATTCAAAGAAATAAAAAAATTATTTTAGTTGGGGCAACCATTTCCATAACACTTATTCATGTAATAAAAGTTGTCAACTGTTATTGGGTTGCCGCCGGCATCTGTTTTATAAGTTGGACCGGTTACTCCGCCAGCCGAACATTTATTTCCATTAAACCAGACGCAACAGTTGCTATTTTTGCAATTATCTGTTGTTAAACCACCGCACGCCCTTTCCAATTGCGCACTATTACCTTCAAACGCTTTGCAAAAGCTAACTGCTGGGTCGGCTATATCACTTTCCAGTCCTTCCACAGTTTTGCTATATATATTATATGTTAAAACAAGAGTAATAATTAAAAAACTTACACAACATAAATTAATGTGTGAATGATTTACCTTCATAAAATATAATAATATTAAAATTCTTATTATGTTTTACTATTTTACGGATTTACTGTTTTCTTGATTTTTTGTTTCTATTTTTTCTATTGTTTCTTTTTCTGTGAGTAATTTTGCGCTTTCTGGTTCTTCTTCCACCAGTAGATGGTTCTACAACTGGTGTAATTTTAACACAAACATTCGGCGCAACGTCTGATGTAAATGGGTCCTCAATTTTTCCCTGCATGGGAAGAGGTCCGGTTATGTCAAATTCAACAGCTAATTTCATGAGATTATTAAATGCTGTCGCTGTTATTCTAACATCTTCTGCAACATCCTTGGGTGTATTGAGTCCAGCACCAGTTCCTTTGCTTTTATTTCCAAATAAACTAAGACCTCCACCACTTTTTAACGTTTTCCAGCCTTTTTCATCAACATCCGAGGCCATGACATCAACTACAGGTTTTAATCTACTTTCATTCAGGTCAAAAAAGACGACATTATAAACCTTTTTATTGCAATCATAAATAATTAACCTACACTCGGTACTTTTATTAGGAGTTCTCTGAATTTCTGCTGCAGTAACAGTTGAATTTATAAATTTTTTAATGTCCACAGCGCTTCTATAAAGAATGTTTAAATAAATGGTGTGTTTTAAAGGATTTGGTAAATAAGTTCTACCCTTTTTATTGGAACAATCTAAATCTTTTTCATAATAAACACCTGGTTTGCCTGTAGTAATTTTATATAATCCATTGCAGTCCTCAGAAACTAATTCTCTTAATCCTTTTTTAACAGATGCGCTATCCGAACAAGGGTGAGAGAAATACGCAGCCTTAAAGGGCATAGATGTTACGGGATCACCTCTGCTAGAAACGCGCAAAAATGTAATGTCTTTTTTAGCCACATATTCACAAAATAATTCACTAATATCATTATTAACGCATCTGGGAGATCCTAAACTAACGCAACATATTTTGCTAGTTAATACATTATATGGTGAGGCATTATATGGAGCAGTTACTCTGACATGCATCCATGTATACGCAAATATGGTACTGAGTGCAGCGCCAAGAGAGTGGCCTGTCGTAAACACCTTTACAGAGTCGGGATTTGTAGCGTCCAAATGATTTTCCGCCAAATAGCGACAAGCTTCTATTATTGCATGAATTGAATCGGTAAGTAATTTAAAAATTCCATATAAATACGATTCTCTTTTGCCTTGTGAGTTTCCAACATAGAGAGGAATTAGAGAAATAGGTTTTGTATATGCTCCAGCCGTTTTCCCGCTATAAGTTCCTCTAAATAAAACCCATATACAATTTGGCATTCTTTTGTCTGCTACAACATATATCTCTCCATAATTTGAAGTGGCAATTGAGATATATTTAACATTACCATAAGCACCTCGTTGTTTTTCTTCTTCTGGCGTTAATTCATATGTTTCTTTAACTTCACCATTTATCATATTTATTTTTTTGGCCATCTCATTAAACGCAATGAATTTCTTGCCTTCATAAGAAAATGTTGAATATTGATTAGGGTTATTATTTAAATCAAATACAGTCGCGTCATCTAAAATGTCTGGAATGTCTCTTATTGAATTCATTGCGGTTAAAATGGAAATTGGAATAATAGGTCCAATAATTTTATTGTATTGTTCTAAAAAATTTTTATCACTAAAATAGGCAAAGCGGGATAAAACTGCGGAATAAAATGATATAAAATGAACATTTCCATAATTTGGTTCATTGGTTCCAGTTCCTGTATTTTTTTTAGTTGAAAAGAATGGCATCTATATATTATATATTATATATTATTGTCAACATTTTTTATTTTGGTTCCTTTTGAAGTTTTTACTTTTTTGTGCATTGTTTTAGAATCTTTGTGAATTTTATCGTGACACTTTTCACACATTGTCAGCAAGTTTGCTGGATGATTTTTGTGAAATGTTCCCGAAGATGTTTCTATAAATCCATTTTCATTGGCAATCTGTTGATGTTGCAAATGATGAACTTCTTTTCCAAGTTCAATGTTGCACATTTCACACATACCAACAATTTTTTTTGAATTAAAATGTGAAGTCTTGAGAGAAAGAATGCTTGCTGATTCAGTGTAATGATTCATTCGGATATTATTCGCAGATTCAATAAATTCATTTGGAAAATTGAAAGATTTACAAACTTCAAGGCCATACATATTATCTCCAGATCCATCTTTAATTTTTCTATCATAAATAATTACTCCTTTCTCTCTATCATAAACTACTGCCATGTGTTTCATGACAACATTTTCCAAATTAACAATTTCCTCCCATTTTACAATTTCATGAAGATGTGTTGCAAAAATAAAGCTACTCTTTTTAGCTTGTAAATGTTTAATTCCAGCTGCAACAATGCATGTCGCTGAAATGCTATCAGTGCTGGAACATAGTTCATCTCCTAAAACAAGACTTTTCTCATCAGCCAATCTCACAATAGTTAGCAATTCACACATTTCAACCGCAAAAGTTGAAAGATTTTTAAACATGTTATCATTTCCTAAGATTCTAGTAAATATGTATCTATACGGAGAGAACTGAAAGGATGAACAGGGAACAAATAAACCTGCTTGAGCCATAATAGTTGCTATTCCTAGAGCTCTTATTAGACTTGTTTTTCCAACCGCATTAGTCCCGTACAATAATATACCATCGGTGACATTATTTCCCAATTCAACATCATTGGCAACATATAATTCATTTTGCTGCAAATGTTCAATCAAACAATGTCGCAACCCCTTAGCATTCAAAAAGGATTTTTCAGAATTTATAAAGATTTCAGGTTTGCAATAGTTGTATGTTTTGGCAATAGTAGCCTTTGCAAAAATGACATCAATTAGAGTAACAATATCAACAATATTACTTATTTTGTTCTGAAATAATTCCATGTTGCCAAGAATCTTGTAATAAACTGATGTAATTAAGTCTTTCATTTGAGTTTTAATAGACGATATGGTTGAAGACAATTCTGATATATATGGGTTATAAACAGAGTCATTTGCGCTACTTTGTTGTGCGAAGAATATATTTTCGTGAAGTTTTAACTTAAAGATTAAAAGCTCGTTGGTTTTTTCACTGCACGAATAAGTCAGTTCAACTCCATTCTGTTTTTCTTCTGAAGTAAAATAGGTTGATTTATTAAACATTTCTTTTAATATATTGCATCTTCGTTTGGTTGCAACAAGAGTAACGCTGTTTTTTTCAGTTTCATGCAACTTGACATAATCGCTAGCCCCCTTTTTTGAAGTCTTTTTCTCATACTTGATAATATTTTCATTAAAATACTTACGAATCGCCTCAAGTTTAGTTGTTGAGATAATTAGAAGATTCGTTTTTTCATCCAACTCTGCATCTACTTCGGGATTAATAAAATTAATATCAAATTGTTGAGTTTTATCAATATCTTCACACAATTTTAAATTTAGATTTTTTTCCAAGAATTTACTAATTTCATCACAAAAGTCAATAAGTTTGGAACAAACATCTCCTTTTTTATCAAGTCTCTTTTTAAAATATTCAAATAAAACAGTATCTTTAATTAGCTCGGAGTATATATTTTTAATAACATTTAGACTACTATTGAATTGATAAATAGTTTGCGGAGATATTTTTTTCATTATAATTTGTCGGCTAATTTTTGCAAGGTCTTTTATTGTTGTAAGGCGATTCCTAATAGACGAACCTGAATCTATTGACTTGTTGAGATGCAAAATATGTTCAGTTATATTATATTCCTCTTTTAGATAATCAACATTTGTCGTTGGGTTTACTAACAAATGAGAGAACTGTCTTACCCCCATTGAGGTTACGCATTTGTTTAATAATTTTTCAACAGAGGAAAACTTGCCACTATAATTTCCATCATCAATAATGTTGAGTTGTTTCAAAGAATGATTGGCTAGTATAAGTCTCTCACTGCAATTGTCAAACTCGGGTTCATATAATTTATTTACTAGATTTGGATTGTGTTGATAAATAAAATCAAGAACATAACAAAATGCCTGAGTTGCAATTTCATTTTGATAAAATTTTTGAGAGAAAACGTCATAATCTTCAATTGAAAAGAACTTTTCAAGAATAGTTTTTTGATATGTTTGTTTTTCACAGTTAAATGCTCGCTTTACAGTTTCAGTTTGTTTTGAAGCAAGTTCAGCGGTGCTAACTTTATGAATAGATTTGCAATGAATGTTTGCATAACTAATTACATGATTGAGCTCTTTGTCAGAAACATTACCAATTAAAATAACCTCATTTGGATTATATATGGAGACAAATCTTTCTAATTCGTCAAATGTGGTTGGGCTATCTATATAAAGCTCGTTGAATTGAAAGATTGTAGTTTTACCAGTGTATATATCAACATTTGCTATACCAATATTTACTTCCTTCTCTCTTGACTTAAATTTATTTGAAACATGAATCCAAGCACACATTATATTGTTTGTAATTTGAGAAGTAGAATCAGAAAAATAAGTTCCAGGTGAATAAATAGTTTCAATACTTCTCTTTGTATTTTTTGCTTGTTCTTCTTGTGTATACACAACCGCGGTATATCCTGCATTTTGCAGTTTTTTAATGTATTTTTCAATCATATATGTTGAAAACCCTGCCATAATTACATGTTGTTTTCCAACACAAATTTTTTTATCAGCAATATTTAAGTCACAAATGGATGAAAATGCCGATATTTCGCTTCCAGTAATATCTCTCGTCGTTTGATTCCGCATTCCATAAACTTCAAAGAATGATCCAACTTGCATAAGAAGAATAGTATTTTTACCATACTCGTCTTCGTAAAATTTTGCTTTTTCAAAATACTCTTTGATGAGTGCCATAAAATTTTATGCTCTTACTATAATACCAGTTCTCTCTTTAATCTTGTTTAAAATAACATTATCTCTCATATGGAAAATATTATTTGCTAACATTTAGAACCAAAAATTGTTCTTCCGGCATACCAATGCACAACGACAATATTTTCATTTTTAAATATCTATATGACGCAGCTGGAAGTATGTGAAGGTCGTAATAAAGTTTTTTAATAATAAATAATAATATTGTTGCGTAAAAAGGTATAACAGTTTTTTTTAGATGCAGTTCTAAAACTCCTTTTTTATATTTATTGTCGTAAATAGAAAATTCAGCCGAAAGGTTCAAATCTGGATTCTTATACATAATCTTGCGTCCATAAACCATTTCTCCGTTGTGACTCAATCTCCAAATGATTTTTTTAAAACTACTCTTTTTAACATGCAAAAAATGTTGCATTCTGGACATAGTGCTACCAACATTATCTGTGAATATATCAACATCAATGTCACTAGACCCTGGAAAATAATCTTGTCGCTGAACGCTACCATAAAACAGCAACTTAGTGTCAAGATATTTGCTTAAGTCATTAAAAAATATTTTTATATTTTCTGGCAAATTATTTTTTGTGGTTTCCATGTGGTTTTATTTACTTTAAGCTTAGATAAAATATTGCAAAAGAATTTTTAATTAGAGGTGTCACTTAAAAAGTTGTGAAGAAGTGTGTCCTTGTTTTTATTAATAACTTCTCCAGCCATCATCGCAGACTCGTATGTTTTACGCAAAACATCATTCGGCGCATTGCTTCCAACTTTTACCAACCCTCGCATTTTTAAATACTTTTTTACATCGTTAATAGACGTGCGTTTAAGTTCTTTGTGTGCATTTAAAACAATTTTACGCGTATGATTGTTTTTTAATAATATTGACACGGTGTTATGAATTTTTGATTTACCGAGAGTGTATTTTCTTTTGATAGTTCTTTTAATAAATTTTTTTTCGGGTGGAGGGATGGAGTCTTCTATTGTTTGTTTTAACTCACTTGATGCAGCTATATTTGTGTTCAATAAAGAAGTATCTGGTGTATGCAGCAGCATTTGATTTATTTCTGGCTCTCTCATTTCAAGGTGACTAATACTATTTGGAACACTTTGAACTTGTTGTTGGCTTTCTTGGTGTTTTCGCATTTTCATTCTTAGAAGCTCTAATTTTCTTTCACGATCATTTATTGGGTCTTGTGACAACACGGGAATCGGAGATGGTTCTGAAAGAGACAATTGTATTTTTGGTTGAATTCTGGGATCTCTTGTGGAAATTGATTCATAATTTTTTTTCGTGGCATTCCACGCTCTAAAAGTTGGCTTGATTCCACCCTTTAAACAACCATAAGGTATTTCTGTTGTGGGTGTGCAAGTATTAATTTTAATTGGTACTGTGGTGGGTTCAATTAATGCTGGAGTGTAAGTTTCTTGCAGTTCTTCAGGTAATTCTAAATTTACCATTGGTGTTGGTATTTGTTGGTTATATTGCGGTTGATATAGTTGAACGCTTGAATATTGACTAGGATATGAATTTGGTGGTGGGGACGCATTGTATGAATAATAATTTTTTACACTTCTATTTGCTAATACTTCTCGTTTTTTCTCTCGTTCAGAGTCTTCTTTATGCTTCTTTGATAAACTAGATAAATAATTTATAGAATCGTGAAATTCATCGCTAAAACTAGATTTATTTGAGGATTCAATGTTCCGGGTCCGATGTTCTTTAATCCTATTTAGCAGTTCCTTTTTAAGAGAATTCGGTTTAATTACCACTGGAACAGATGGTCTTATTTTTTTCTCCCGATTCTTTCTTGTTTTATCCGAAAGATTAAATAGTTCTGGATTGATTTTAATAGTTTTTTTAAGCATTTGATTATATTAGCTTAAAAAAACAATTTCGCAAAAAAAACACACTTGTCTAAACATACATTGTCTTAATTACATTTTTAAAATTATCTGTCTCTTTTCTCTTTTTGACCTCATCATTTTTCAAGTACAATTCAAAACCTTTTTCTAAATCTTTCATGGTTATTTTCATTTTTTCATTTTGTAATTTGCAAAAAACACGACGAGCGTGAACAATTTTTGTTTTGGCTAATAAGGTCTCAATATCTCTACCAAAAAATTTAAAATAGTCTAAATTCTTCTCAAACCACGCCTTTGTGATTTTTTTTTCAGAACTATCGCAAACGTCTGCAATTTCCCAGTTAATTTCTTTTACTTTTTTTAAGAAAATGTTATATAGTTCTTCTCCTTTGTATTCATCCGTCTTAAATCTCCAAGTAAATCTAGAATCCAATCCTTGATTGTAATTAAAAAAACATTCTTTTAACTCAGATTCATAGCCAGCAATAATAACCATAAGGTCTTCTTTATGATTGCTTAATGCTTCACACAACGTATCAATACATTCTTTTGAAAAACTGTCTTTTTTCTCATTATTTCCGAGCGCATACGCTTCATCTATAAATAAAACACCACCCAGACACTCGTTAATAACATCGCGAGTTTTTATCGCAGTTTGTCCTAGATACCCAGCCACTAAATCACTGCGAGTAACCTTTTTAAAAACCCCTTTTTTAAGAATTCCTAGCATGCTAAATATTTGACCAATAATTTTTGCAATTTCGGTTTTACCTGTACCAGGAGGACCATAAATAACAGTGTGCATAAAATCCCCGTTCTTATTAAGGTCTTGTATATAATATAATATTTGGTCTACGACATTGTCTTTCAAGTCTTTCATTCCAATCATATTATTCAAATCAATGAGAGATGTATGAATTTTATGAAGTCCTTCCATGTTAATGTTATACTCCTTTGTTTCGTCTAGAGGATAAGTTTCAATCAATTTAATGAGGCAATCTAAATTTTGAATTTCAGCCTCTATTATTATCATTTTTTTTGGTATTCGCTTTTCTGGAGGAACATATAGTTTAAATTTAGGGCGAGGCTCCTGTGTTTTAACTAATCTGCCACATGCCCTCGGATGAGGTGTATAAAAAATAGTTTCACCTGACAATTTTGAGTCGGAATTGGTTGGATTGCTTGCTTCTCTTATTTCGTCTGCAGTTTCTTTCATTATTTGAGATATTGTAGAAGTATAATTAAGAGATGCAGAATATATACCAGATTGTGTTGACTGTTGTTTTGTAATAGGGTGTCTTTTAGCCGATTCACTTGGCTTTTCCTGCTTAACATAAAAAATAAATGAATTAGGGTCTAAATATGAATTTTTATCAACCGTGTAAAAAGAAAATTTATTTAAATAGTCGGAATCAAATTTTTCGTTTACATTTTTTATAAATTTGTCAACATCTTCCTTTGAACACTCTTTTTTTATAGTATTTGAAGTATTTGAAGTATTTGAAGTATTTGAAGTATTTGAAGTATTTTTAGATTTTTCATCCATAGTTTTGATAAATTCTGTATAATCTTGTTTCTTAAAACTTCGGATTCTCATTATGTAATTAAATATTCTTACATTTATATTCTTTACTTTGCGCTATTATTAGTTTCTGAGATCTCTGAAATTTTCATTATTTATTATTTCAATTTGTTATTATTTTTTTGCAAACAATATAAAAACAAATTGAAATAATAAATAACCCAAAAAATGAGTTCAAACACCATGACGCTAGATTCTAAAATGCAAGATTCTCCATTTGATTTTGAGAAGGACAAATATATTGAAACACCGTGGAGTATTATTGAATCTTATTTTAAAGGTCAACATCTGCAAAGATTGGTAAGACATCAATTAGAGTCTTATAATAATTTTGTAGGTTATCAAATAAATAAAACCATTGAAATGTTCAATCCGGTTCACATTGCGTCTGAACAAGATTATGATGCAAAGTTAGGAAAACATGCTCTAGAAATTTTCATAACGTTTGAAAACTTTCACATTTATCGTCCACAAATTCAAGAAAATAATGGAGCAACAAAGCTAATGTTCCCCCAAGAGGCTAGATTGCGAAATTTTACCTACGCGTGCGCAATGACTGTGGACATTAATATTAAATTTGTTGTTCGCAATGGTGAAGACTTGGAGAATGTTCAGACATTTTACAAAACTCTGCCAAAAATTCACATTGGTAAGCTTCCAATTATGTTAAAGTCAAACATTTGCGTTCTTACACAGTATAAGCATGTTGATAATGCAAATACAGGCGAGTGCAAATTTGACGCGGGTGGTTATTTTATTATCAATGGTTCTGAGAAGACGGTTCTTGGTCAGGAACGCGCAGCCGAAAACAAGGTATATTGCTTTAATGTCTCTAAAAACAACACAAAATATACGTGGCAAGCAGAAATCAGGTCTGTCCCAGACTATAAGTGCATTTCTCCTAAGCAAATTAATATGATGATTTCGTCTAAGAATAATGGTTTTGGGTTCCCAATTTATTTGCAGTTACCCAGAGTAAAGCAACCAATTCCATTATTTATCGTGTTTCGCGCTCTCGGAGTAATTTCAGACAAGGATGTATGTGAGAAGATTATTTTGAACATTGATAGCGCGAAGCATCAAGAAATGATGAAAGGATTACAAGCTTCCATTATTGACGCAAATGGCTACATGAATAAAGAGGATTGTATTAGATATATTACAAGCTACGTCATGTATACTCCAATTAATGTGGACAAAGAAACCGGAATTAAAAAGAAGTACGACTTTACGATGGACATTCTTTCAAACGATTTGTTCCCTCATTGCAACAATGCAACGCAAAAAGTGTATTTCCTAGGATACATGGCAAACAAATTGTTGCAGGCAAGTTACATTTGGGTAAAGCAAGATGACCGCGATTCATATTTAAACAAACGCATTGATTTGACTGGTTCTCTTCTCAACAACTTGTTCAGAAATTATTTCAATAAGTTGGTAAAAGATATGGAAAAGCAAATTATCAAGGAAATTAATACAGGTTCTTGGAAATCTACCGACGATTACCAAAACATTATTAATCAAACTAATATTTACAAGATTATTAAGTCAACTACCATTGAAAATGGTATTAAACGCGCATTATCCACGGGTGACTTTGGAATTAAACACGTGAATAGCAACAAGGTTGGTGTCGCCCAAGTTCTTAATCGCTTGACATATGTTTCTAGTTTGAGTCATGCTCGCAGAATTTCAACCCCAACTGATAAAAGTGGAAAGTTGATTCCTCCTCGCAAGTTGCACAACACTACATGGGGGTTCTTGTGCCCGGCGGAATGTTTTGACCCAGAAACTCCAATTTTGATGTGGGGTGGTTCTATTAAGCGTGCCGGAGATGTAGTAGTAGATGATATTCTCATTGATGATTTGGGAAATCCGACGGAGGTTCGTACTACTTGTTCTGGGTTGAAAACTATGTATGATGTTATCCCCGAAAAAGACAATTTTATTAAACATAGAGTAACTGACAACCACGTTCTAACTCTAAAAATACGTGGTCACAAAATTATTAGAAAATCAAACAGAAAAGATAGAAAATACACTCATATTGTTGAATTTTTGAATCGCAATGAATTAAAGCTTCAAGAAAAATATTTTAATTCTTTAAAAGAAGCAGAAGATTTTGTGAATAGTTTTAGTGACGACGACACATTGGACATAACAATTGAGAATTATTTAAAGCTAAATAAAAGAACAAAAGACCATTTAGTCTTATTCAAAGTAGAAGGTATTCACTGGACCAAAAAAGAAGTTGATATGGACCCATATTTACTTGGAATGTGGTTAGGTGATGGGCTTAGTGATGGAACAGGGTTTGCGTTGAATTACAAGACCGATTTTGAGACTTTGACTTATTGGGAAAAATGGGCAGAAGAAAATGGAGCAACAATCACAAAAGGTTCAAGGTATAGATTCTCGGTTGCGTCTAAGAAAAATAAAGCCGCGGCTTCTGATGGCCTATGCAACCGCGTAGAAGAAGCTCCACTCAAAAAATATCTTCGCAAATACAATCTTTTGAAAAATAAGCATATTCCAAACGAGTATCTTACAAATGATAGAGACACGCGATTGAAGGTTTTGGCAGGACTTGTGGATACCGATGGGTCAGTTCGCGCACAAGGTCATGAAATTCGCATTTGTCAAGGACCCACTAATTATAGGATAATTGATGATGCTTATACATTAGCAATGTCTCTTGGATTTTCATGCGGAGTTAAAGAAGGCCGAAGCCAATGGACAGATGAAAAAAGTGGGGAGAAAAAGTTTAGTACTTATAAAGAACTAACAATTACTGGGCATAAAATCTGTGAAATTACAACACTTCTTCCTCGCAAAAAACTGACGTCTATTGAAAACGAAACACTTTTACTAAGAAGCAAATCTTTTATGGGCAGTAAATTTAATTTAATAGAAATTGGCGAAGGCCCTTATGTCGGCTGGCAACTACACGATAAGCGTGGTAGATTCTGTCTGAAGGATGGCACAGCAGTGCATAATACCCCGGAAGGAGCTTCAGTTGGTATCGTAAAAAACTTGGCATATATGTCTCATATAACCATTCATTCAAGCAGTGTTCCAATTTATGAATATATTATGCCACACATCATTGACATTCAAACCTTAACACCAATTGATATGTTTGATAAAACCAAGGTCTTTGTTAATGGCTCGTGGATTGGTATTACGGAAAACCCAACCGAATTGTATAATACGTTGAAGGAGAAAAAACACAAGGGTATTATCAACGTATACACGGGAATTATATTTGATTATAAACTAAATGAGATTCGTATTTGCAATGACAGTGGTAGAATTACGCGACCTATTTTACGCGTAAAGGACCAGAATATACTCATTACAGCTTCAACTATTAGCAAGTTGAATAAGAACGGGTTAACCTGGGACGACCTTTTGACGGATTGCAAAATTAAAGAATCGGTCATTGAATATATTGACCCAGAGGAGCAAGCTTGGTCAATGATTGCGATGAAACCTGAAGACTTGACACAATCAACTGACTCAGACAAGGTTTTTAAATATACTCATTGTGAGATTCATCCTAGTACAATCTTTGGTGTTTTGGCGTCATGTATTCCGTTTCCAGAGCACAATCAATCTCCAAGAAATACATATCAATGTGCTCAGGCAAAACAGGCAATGGGTATGTACGTAACAAATTTTGACACTAGAATGGATAAAACTGCGTATGTGCTAAGCACACCAGCTCGTCCTTTAGTAGACACACGGATTATGGACATGATCCATATTAACAAGATACCGTCAGGATTCAATGCAGTTGTTGCGATTATGTCGCACACTGGTTATAATCAGGAAGATTCATTGTTGTTCAACAAGGGTTCAATTGATAGAGGGTTGTTTCAAGCAACCGTTTATCACACGGAAAAAGACGAAGATAAACAAAAGATAAATGGAGATGAAGAGATTAGATGCAAACCGGATCCAAACAAGACAAAAGGAATGAAGTTTGCAAATTATAACAAGGTAAATGGTCGCGGAGTTATTCCAGAGAATACTTTGGTTGAGAATCGTGATGTCATTATTTCCAAGATTACTCCGATTAAAGAGAACAGAAATGATCACACAAAGGTAATCAAGTATGAGGACCAAAGTCGCATTTACAGAACAGATGAGGAAACTTATGTTGACAAAAACTATATTGACAGAAATGGGGATGGTTATAATTTTGCAAAGGTGAGAATTCGTGCTGTAAGAAAGCCCGTTATTGGTGACAAGTTTTCATCAAGAAGTGGACAAAAGGGTACACTTGGAAATCTAATTCCAGAACAAGATATGCCATTTACTAGGAGTGGTCTTAGACCAGATCTAATCCTGAATCCTCATGCAATTCCGTCACGTATGACTATTGCACAGTTAAAGGAGACAATTCTAGGAAAGACATTAATTGAGCTTGGACTCTTTGGTGATGGAACTAGTTTTGGTGAGCTTGATGTAAAGACGATTTGTCAGAAACTTCAAGAAGTTGGTTATGAGTCTAACGGAAATGAGATTATGTATGATGCGCTCACCGGTGAACAAATGGAGTGTACCGTGTTTCTTGGTCCAGTATTTTATCAGAGGCTCAAGCATATGGTCACAGACAAACAACACAGTCGTTCAATTGGTCCAATGGTAAATTTAACCAGACAACCAGCCGAAGGTAGATCCCGAGACGGTGGTCTAAGGTTTGGTGAGATGGAAAGAGATTGTATGATTTCACACGGAGCTTCAAGGTTTACGCGAGGCAGAATGTATGATGCTTCAGACAAGTATCAAGTCCATGTATGCAAGAAATGTGGACTTATTGCATCATACAATGATCACATGCATATTCATCATTGCAGAACGTGTGACAATCGGACAGATTTTGCTTATGTGGAGATTCCTTATGCATGCAAGCTATTATTCCAAGAATTGATTACAATGAATATTGCTCCCCGGGTATTGACAAATTATTAACAACCTTTTCCAATAATTATTATTTGCATCTTTTATAATTTTTTTTTGTTTTTCTTCCTCTTCTGTTCCCGCCGCATTTTTTTGTTTTTTTACTTTTACGTTTTTTCCCGCCCTTTTTCCCCTTACCTTTACCTTTTGTAACAGGTGCAGGAGCTGTTAGCATTTCATGCAATTGGCCAAACACTTCTCTCAACGCATCGGGAGAAAGTCCAGTTGAACTCATTCTTGCTAAAAAATTGTCCCAGTCTCCACTCATAGCATATCCTCTTATTTCTGTAGCGGAAATAGCTCCAGGAGGTCTAGGTAATGCTTCTAGCTCAGCTTGGATTGGAGGTCTTCTTCCTGCCAAATTTTTAACAACCCAATCATAGCTTAATGCACGGTCTTCACCAATAATTAAGATTGCGCGTTCAATAGGATTTTTTGGATAACCATAATTTAATAGAAGTGCAGTTATTGATTTTATTATATGGTTTCCGCCAAATTCTGGGGGCGTTGGGTCATCCATGCAAATAATAATAGGCTCAATTCTATCTATGCTCTCTAGAGAAATTGGTGGATTATATGTTGACGCCTTTAGTTTCATTTGTTCCTTTAATGCTTGAATCATGCCAGACATTAATAATTTTCTTTTTTCTTCGCAACTAAATGGGTTTTTTGGAAGATCTTGTGAATGCGATAATATTATTCCTATTTTTGTTTGACCTAGAGATGCCGCGCGATAAATAAGTTTTTCAATTATTAACATGTGTCCTGGGGTAGGCGGATTCATCCGCCCAATAGTAAATATGAAAATATTATCTGAATTTGACGTCATGTATATATATATAATATAATATATGTTTTTATTATATTATGCCAATTTTCAAAGATATTTCTAACTTTAATAATGCCGCGGATTATCTTCCTATTTTAGTGGGAGTGTTAACAATTGAAACTTTTGTGATATTTTTTACTTTTGCAACAAGTAGATCTAAAGTTTTAGAATATTGGTATAAAACTTATGGATTATCCGCAGTTCTCGCTGACGTTGTTGTTGTAATAATTGGTATAGTTATTACTAGATTTTTATATCCGTTTATTTTTACAGGATTTACTGTATGGAATTTTATAGCTCTTGCATTGGGAGTTCAAATTATACACGATATATTATTCTATAACTTTTTCTCTCTACTTCCTGGCGGGTATAATAGAATGATTGATACGTTCAAGAAATATGCAAGAGAAGTAAGTGGGTATGCTATTTTAGGAGATAGTTTAATAATAATATTTTCATGCTTAGTTGCATCTAATTTAGCAAATTACAATGTTAATATAAATATTGTAAGCTTGTTGTTTTCGTTGTATTTTATCCCCTACCTTATTTACCATAAATAAAATAAACAATCGCAGTTGTTAAAGTAAATAAAATGGCCCCCCACAAAGAATCCATAATTACCGTTGCGACTTTCCAATTCTTAAACAACGCCCATGATGTAAATTCATAAACGGTGTAAATGACGAGTCCTAATAAAAACGCGTCAAACAATGGTTTTCTATCTTTTATGATGAAGTAATAAACTCCAAATACGAGAGAAATGTAGCATAAAACGGCTGCCAATAAATTCATTTGAATAATACTTCCTTGCACAGATTTTACTTGATTGTCAAAAAATGTTTTCATGGAAATTAAATAAATAGAATCTAGAGTTACAAAAATAATAAAAGTAATTAAAATTTGATATAAATTCAAAGTAGTCATATAAAGTATAACAATATTATATATTATTTGTTGTATATTATTTTAGCAAACAGCAAATATTTTATATGTCTATAATATAAAATGACATCTGTTGGTTATACAAATCCTATTAGTGCTTCTGGTGGAAAGACATTAATTTTGCCCGTGCAAGCATCTAAACTAGGTGGTGGAATTCCTGGATTTATTCCTCAAGCCGTTTACAATACAAACAATAACAATGAATTTGTTGAAACACGTTTTGCGCTTAAACAAGCATGGAACACCAGGTATGCTAGACTTGTAAACAATCAAAAATCAATATGCACACCTTTCCGTGCCATTAATAATGCGGGCGATTTGTTGAGTCGCAAATATTATTCTTGCGGTGGACCTTGCCAAACATTTCAAAGCAGACCTGGATTATTTGGTTTGAAAGGTCATTTTGGCCACATTCAAAATAATTGCGATGGAACTGGTGTACAACCTTCTTCCTGCAATGTGAAGTATGTCTACGACAGTTCTGATTATATCAGATATGCCAAACAAAAGGCGGTTAACAAGAACTACAATGACGCATCATACGGAGGAAACAATTATTCGGGCGCCCAATCCGCCATTAGAGCTATTAGAAGATATTAGAACTTTAGTAAAATTCAAATCTCGGTTTATTATTTTTGTATATTTAATTAAATAATAAATAATATATGTCGTTAAATTTTGAAGTTGAACGTTATAAAACAAATAGAATTGTTGACTTAACAACGGCGTACAACAATAATAGTAAAACATGTAAAGAATCGTATAATTTAAATTATAATAACATAATCAAATCAAACGATAAAAGTGATGTTAAAAAAACCAATATAAATAATTTAAAAAATCAATACAATGCCAATATTAAAAAACTAGCAGAAGATTTTAAAATTTCAGTTTCAAAAATAAAGTCGTTTAAAGTAAATCCAATAAATATAAAAAATAAACATGCGTTATTGGTTGGTATAAATGATTATGAAGGAGATAAATTTGATCTAAATGGCTGCAAAAATGATGTTTTAAATGTTAAAAAAAGATTGGAAACGTTAGGTTACATTGACAATAATATAAAAACAATTTTAGATAAAGACGCTACTAGTATAAATATTTTAGATTCTCTGACAAATCTATTAACTAATTCAGTAAGTGGTGATTTGTTATTTTTTCAATATTCTGGACACGGTTCTTATTATGTTGACAATAATTCGGACGAGTATAACACAAACTGTGATCAAGAAATTGTCGGCGCAGATTTAAAATTTATATCAGACGACGTTCTTAAAAATATTATTGTAAAAAATTTAAAACCGAATGTAACGTTGTTTGCAATCTTTGATAGTTGTTACAGCGGTTCTGCTTTAGATTTAAGATATCAATACATGGATACTCTAAATAATAATAGTTATATTGAAAACATGAATGAATTGGAAACAAGTGGAAATGTTATAATGATTAGTGGTTGTACTGACATGCAAACGAGTGCAGAATATAAAATAAATAATGTAATCCAAGGAGCGATGACGTGGTCTTTTTTAAAATCATTAAGCGATGCCGTCTTGAATAACGTAACGTGGAGGAAATTGATTGTAAATATGAGAAACAATTTAAAGAAAATAAAAATGAGTCAAATACCTCAAATATCTAGTGGAAATATAATGGAGCTTGATAATAAAATTTTTATTTAATATTAAAATAAGTAAAAAAAAAGACGGTGAGTGTAGAATTTTCTTTTCCGTGGTTATAGTATATGACAACAATTGCTTATCATCAATATACAAACATTCCTTATATGAGCGGTGGTTATGCGGGTGCGCCAGTTACTGGACCATTAAGCACAAATAGAACACCTAGCACGACTGTTCAAAATCAACTTGGTGTTTTGTCGGGAGTTCGTCCCAATCCTCCTCAATTTTATCCTTCTGACGGTGCAAGTACTTTCTCTCAGGCCAGAGCTCAATATAGAAGAACCAATACCACTCAATTCAATTTTGGAAGAGGAACTCAAAGTTTTTCATTTTTAAGACCAACAACTGTTTATTCGGCGGATTTACAAAAGAGTTTTGTAGTTTCTCAATCAACAAAATATGTAGCTCCAGCGTCATCATCAATGTATATGGCTGCCAAGAAGAGTGCAGCTGTTGGTAAAAGTTCTTTAAAGCAAGGATTACCCGCGAATGCACCATTATCATATAAGAGTTATGATAGAAATGATGTTAAGACTGCGTTAAGAATGGTAAGATCTGGTGGTTGTGTTGCTCCAGCTAAAAAAGGGTCAATATTTAATACAAGTCTTTGTAGCGGCGCGGTTTGTCCATGGGGCGCTTTAGCAACTCAAAATTATTAAACTTTCAAAAAAAATATAGTATAAATGTATAAATGAACAAGTATGTTGTTGAGTTTTTAGGAACATTCCTATTAGTATTTGTTATTTTAGCAACAGGTAATTATTTGGCAATTGGTTCTGCGTTGGCATTAGCCATTTTATTAGGAGGATCTATTTCGGGAGGTTCATTTAATCCTGCAGTAACAATGACACTTTTAGCTGCTGGTAAATTAGCTGCTAGCGATGTTGTCCCCTATATTGTAGTTGAAGTGGCTGGTGGTTTAGCAGCTTTTCAACTCTACAAAATGGTTCTATAATTAAAAAATTACTTAACATAAAAACTAATATAAAAACTTTTCGCTAATTATACTGTGTCTGAGTTAGAACTCGCACACACTGCGTTAATAGTGTAGTGGTAACACGCAACCCTTCCAAGGTTGAACTGGGGGTTCGATTCCCTCTTAACGCACATTTAGACATTTTTATCACGCAATTATATTATAATTTCTATCATTATAATATAAAATGGCAAAAACAAGAAAAAACAGAGGCACTCGTGGTGTATCAAGACGCCGTAGAGGAGGTCAAACGAACGTTTATGGGTCAACAACAGCAGCAGTTGGCACTGTCGGAAACACTGCGTCTAACTTTTTTTCCAATATTGGTTCTGGATTAAGCAATGCTTGGAATAGCACAAAGAAGGCTGTATCTGGTGTAACTTCATCAAATGCCGCTCCTGCAATGGGTGGTCGTCGCAGAAAGCGCAGAGGTGGTCAAATGTTCCCAATGAACAAAAGTGGTGGAAGCCGCAGAAAGCGCAGAGGTGGTCAACCAGTTGGCTTTGATGAACTCTGGAACGTGCAAGGACATGCTATGGGTGGAAGCAGAAAACGCAAGAGAAAGTATTAAATTTAATGCAATAAATACAGTATAATTTCAACAATTGAAGAATCAATTGGTGGTTTATTTTTACCACTACTTGTTTTGCATTGATTTTCATAAGATTTGAAATCGGTTATGAAATTAGGACACGATATACGAGAATTGGCAACACTATTATTTGTTGTTGCGACGCACATCCAAATATTACCTGCAAATAATATTTGCAAAAAAATATATAAAAACGTTTTCATGTTTATATATTTGAACAAATTATCTTTAACCCTTTTCACAACTTACTTGCGATGCTTCATCATAATGCAATATAAAATATACAATCCAATAACTCCTAGAGCCGCAAAATATAATTGAAAAATTGGATCGTCTGGAAGTGACTCTGAAATTGTTTCAGGATTAATATTCATGTTTGTAAATGTTTCGTTGCATTTCCTGTTAGAAACTGGGTTTGTTCCACCATTTCCCCAGTTACATGGATCCATATTTCCAATGTCCACCGTTGTAACAAAATGAGTTTGACTTCCAACTCCGTTAGGTCCTAATGCAGGACCACTATTTGGAGGAGTTGGACCAATAACTTGCATTGTTATTTCTTGACAATCTGGCGTGGAACCAGATGTAAAAGATTGCATAATAGCAAACGGATTTAATGCGTTTAAATTACCCATTGTTCCGGGAATTAAACCTTTAAAGTCAGAGAAGTTAGTATCTAATCCGGATGATACAAATGGTATGTTTCCCATAGGAACATTGTTAACATAAATAAATCTATCAACTTCTTTACCGGTTTTTACATCTTTACATTTACCACCCGTTTGTAAAAAAAACTTATTTCCTAAAGGACCACCAGTTGTTGATGCGCCCCCACCCGTAACCAACACCTCAACATATTGTATTAATCCGTTAATATTTTTGCCCATCGCGGACAAACTTCCTTCGTCTGACATACCAATTGCTCTTGGATTTTTGATATTTTCCCAATACGGATAGTCTGGTCCCAATAAGTTTTTTTCTACATCAGATACATTTGATAATACTTGTTGAAATATGTTTGACATATAATTTATAACTATATAAATATTTTTATACTTTCAAGAAATATAAGAATTATAAAAAACAAAATTTTTATGGCACGCTAGACAATCCACTTGTTTCTATTGGTTTATTTCCAACCAATTGTGTAGCCGCTTGAGCTTGCTGATTTACTAAACTAGTGACTTGTTGATTTAAAATGGTTACATTCCCACTAATATCTTTAACTTCTTTATCTAACCCCATTAATTTATTTACTTGATCTTGCAGAAGTTGAATAGCTCCTGAATTTTTATAAGCTAAAACAGACGACGAACAATTTGAACTCTCACCAGAACCTTCATTTTCAAGCCCTTCTCTTTTCAATATTGATGAACTGTAAGCTAAAAATGCTTGATATAATATTAAAAATATAAAAAATACAATCAATATATTTGTCAACATTAATATATGTAAACACTATTATTTTATTCTTTATTTATAATATATGGCGACAGCATTTTATCCACAAGGCATGCATTCCTACAATAATTCATTAACCGCTCCTTTTACAGCCCCATATAGATCATGGAAGGGAAACGGATTATATAGCAATCCAGTCGGCATAACTGCTGGAAATATTCGCCCTTTAACAAACAAAGACCTAACAAATATTTCTGTTTATAGGCAAGGCTCAGCAAGACCGCTTAAATGGCAATTTAGAAAACAAACGCTCACGCAAGTTCCTTATACAATTGTAAATCCAAATAATCCGAATCAATACATTACGGTGCCACAAAATAGAGCCACAAAATCTGCGGCTGGTTTAGAAAATAAAAGCGGAGGATTAATTGGTCAACTTATGGACAGGCCTGGTGGATATTCTGTAAAAGAAAACAAATCTGACGAAGTTAATGAAACTTTAAAAGCAAATTTGGATTGCAAAGATTGTACGGGTATTAGCGTTGTTACGAATTATTATCCAGAATATTATCTAACAAACAATCCATTACCTGTATGCACAAATCCGCAGAATTGTTGCAACGAACCTAGAAAGGCTTTATTGCGGGTTAGACCCGCTAGTACAAATCTAAAAAAAAATTATTTCACAACGCTTCAACAATACCGAGAAAATCGTTGCAATACATACGAACAAAAAGCGTTTAATTTTAAAACTGAAAATGATTATCTCACAGACGCAGCAATACTTAAAAATAATCCTAACATTACAGCAAAAATGATAGCAGACGCAAAGCCCGGAAGCCCCCTCACTTTGTTAAATACCTATGTTGGAAATTGCTACCCCAACACAGGATTAAGCACATATTCCCAAATTGAATTGGTTGCGATGTCTTTCCAAATCTTAAATAACAGCGGCGTGTTTTCTAATGATGATGTTACAAACTTTTATAATCTTAAAATTTCTACACTGCAAGAGTTTGTTTGGTTTATTTCTAGTTTAAAATCAGGAAAAACGGTTCAGGCTGCAAATCTTTTTAAAAACTTTATTACAAATCCTTACGTCGGAATGTCTTTGTCTGGTCCAAGTAACCCAAATGCTTGCAAATTGGCAGTATATAAACCAAACAATCCTCAATTTGCAGTTCAAGGTGCAGTTTCTAGCAGCGCAAGAACGTTAAAGTTGACAGTTTCCACTATTCGCACAACTATTAGCGACTCGCGATCTGGGTCTAATAACACTATTCTTAACTATGGTAAACCAGGAAATGTTCCTTTTATTTATAAGTCTAAAGTTCAAAATTGCACACCAGCATTACCTATTACAATGAGAGGTCTTGGAACAACCTCGCAATCGTGTTCTTATTGAAATTTGTGATTTAATGGTTCCATGTGCAATAATTTTATATCTTTTTATTAATATAAAAAATATCATTTTCAAATTGGTTATCACTATAATTTAGATTGTCAATTAGATTATCATTTAGATTGTCAATTAGATTATCATTTAGATTGTCAATTAGATTATCATTTAGATTGTCAATTATAGTCTCGTCTGGATCGCGTGTTTCACAAAGAGTCACTGGTAAAAATATATTTAATTTGTCAACAAACTTATTATAAGGAATTTTATTTTTTTCACACCATTGGATACACTTTTGAATATTATTCTTTTTAAGTGTTTCTATCTTGTCTTCTCTATTTTTATTCTTAATAGTGTTAACCACGTGATCCAAATGCTCCAATTGTTGTTGACCAGTAATAATATTAGATTCTTCAATTTTGCTTAAAAAATAGTAAGGTAATTCGGATTCAAAGATTGAAGTTAACACATTTCCATTATTATTAAATTCTACAAGTATCGTCTTTAAAATTTTTAGTATATTGTTATTTTCCACTGTTTTTGAATAATCTGATATAAAATTTTTACAAATAATAAATCTTTCATTCTTTAAAACGTTACTTACATTTGGTTTTATTATATAAACTTTTTCATACATGCTTGTCAATAAATATATTATTTCCAACGTGGGTTTAAAAAATATAGAATCTAATTTTATTATGCATAACCCGTTTGCGTTTTGATATGTTAGTATATAACACATTATATTTACGAATTCTATGACACGATCATTTATATCTCCAGATTCTATTAATTCATTCAATTCAAAATATAAAAAATCTATTGTCATGGCATCTATTTCATTAATATGATTAAAGTTTGTCGGATCTAAATAAAATTTATAGTTGCAATCCGCATTGTTCTCCCTGAAAATGTTCATGCAGTCAATTGTTGCTGCATTATTCTTCCCGCAATGCAATGATTTTATATTTCTGTCATTAAATGATTCAAAAATGTTAAATGAATTTGCAATTTCCATAAAAGTATAAAAATTTTCAGAGCTTGCTTTAATCTTGCTAACAGAAAATTTTGAGCCCGGAACACGAGAATGAACAAATTCATATGGGTTTACAACCTTATATATTAAATCAATGTTGCATTCGGGGTTTTCCGTGCATTGCAACTTTTGCAGTAACGTTATTTGCTCTTTTGTTATTTTTAGATAATGTAATAAACTAAATGATACTGTTGGGAGTAATGGAGTGGTGTCTTTTCTATATTTTGGATTTAATTTGCAAATCTTTTGTTTTCTTGGTAATGTGTAATAACTCATTGTAGAGATTATATTATCATGTAATATTTTGTTTAAGCGATTAACAAAATATTATATATATCACAAATCATCGTTATTATTCGTCTAATTTTATTGTGACTTTCTTTTTTGATGCAACTTTTTTGGCTTTTCCTGTGGAGGCAGGTGTTTCTGATTCTTTAATAATAGTTACTTCTGTCGGCTGAACTTCATCTTCTGCTTTTGCTTCTGGTTCAAGAACAAAATTTAACTTTTTTGCTCTTGGTTTTTTAACCTTTAAATTTTGTGTTGGTGCCGGTAGTGACACCAATACTTCTTCAACAGCCGGATTTTCATCAATCGTTTCTGCAGCTGTAGACAACAATAATATCTTTTTATTCAATGGTTTGGCTTTTTTAGACTTTTCTAGGGTCTTCGCCGGCTTATATGATTCTTTTGCACTTTTTTCTAGTTCCGATTTCTTCACTTTTCTTCTTTCAACAAGTGTCTCGTCTATAGATTCCAACGCAATCTTCTCGGCATTTACATGACTTATTTTCTTGAATACAAAATATCTATTCAAAAACGAAATTTTCTTTTCGTTTGGTGTCATATTTAATGCACTTCCATATTTTTCCCTTTTCATTGGCTGGCGTTTAATTTCATCATCCATTGCGTTGAATAAATCAATAAATGATCCAGAACCCTCAGGCAATCCCAATAGTTTTGCCTCATCCCTGTTTAATAGTTTAAACCCATAATTTTCCATTACTCGTTCCAAATAATCAAAATTCACCAAATATTCAGAAAACATCTTATTAATTGTTTCTTGAAATACATCTATCTTATAGCCTAAACTAGTTACATCGTCGTCAAAATTATCTTCGTCGTATTCTTTTTTTATTTCCCATATTTTTCTATCACCTTCGTATAATTCAACACTTTCACCAATATTCTTTTTCTTCAACATATTGAAAATTAGCTTGCCGTCATAACAAGTTCCAATAAAGTAACCGTTGAGAGCTGTGCATTCTGATACATTTCTCATAAAATTCTGAAAGGTTGATTGATTTTCAAACAAGTAGTGAATTGCAAATTGGCACGAAGAAACATTAAACCCATTTTCTCCCTTTCCATATTGTTTTGAAACACCCTTCCCCAATTTTTCTGCATCATTTGGACCGTGGCCGAATATAGCTTTAGTAATTTGAACCGCTTTGTCATTCATCATTGCCAATCCATTGCGAACGTTTAATCCACTATTTCCATTTACAAATAGTGCGCTAGGAACATGTTTGAAATCTTTTCGGTAATTTAAGAAACGTGCACACGCACCATTTAGCCTATTTTCCAAATTATCTTTTGAAATATCAATTCCAAAGACAAATGATAAATTTGCATCAATCCATTTTGAAAAGTCTCCACCTTTTCCGCATGCATAATCAATAAGTATATCATTTCGCTTTGAAACGCTCTTTATTAGTTTATTTTTAACAAACAAGTTATGAAAGTCGCGAAGTCCTCGGGTCTTGCTACTTCCGGCAAATTTGTTATAATACACATCATCATCCGACAATTCATCTGGAATTTCATTTCCTGTAAAAATCATTTCTTCTGTAATTGGGTTGTGAATGGAATACCAATTACTGTCAGCGACCTGATAATTGTTTCCAAAATTATTCTCACCATTTCTTAATTCAGCTGTCTTGTCATAACGAACGCGCAACGGAATCCATCTCCAGCCTTTTTCATTATCTAATTCATATCTGAATTCAACAATAGTATTGTCATCAAAGACCTCATCTTCTTCGGTGTACATTTGGGGAATTCCAGTGGCATCTTTCTTAAGCATAATTTTGCTGATTCCTGCGGTGGGGTCATACGGGTTTGATGGATAAAATTGAAGAGGATAATAATCATCGGTTCTGTCATCAGAAGATCCAAACGTTGGAAGCTTGTCATCAATAACGTCTTGGCATGGATTAATATAACCATTCTTTTTCTCACTAAACCCGCATCTAAGAATAATTGTTTTATATTCATTTATTTGCGTCGTTGAATCTGTCTGCAAACCACCTTGAAATATTGGAGTTATTTCATCCGCTCCGTTTTGAGACTTCTTTGTAGATACTAGAAAGTCAATTGTATTAAATTTAGGAGGTTTCCATTTGAACGAATAATCCCAAGTCGCCTTGGACAGTTTTCCAACTTTGCCTATTTCATCTCCACCCACCCCCATACTAGCGGGAGTAAATATAAGCCCGTCTGTATTATACTCAAATAGCCCCTCTTTATCCTTTGTCAAAATTAAATTGCAAGCACTGAATATATTTTCGTCAGCGTTTAATGGATAAAACTCCTTAGATTCTATTCTAATTGGACTAATATCATCGCCTTTAACAACAGACTTAGGATTCAGTAACTTGACAATGTGTTTTAATAAAGGAAGTCGGTATTTTGATTTTAACTCGTCCTTTTTTCTTGGAACAAATCCAAGAGGTCTTACATCCTTTTTCTCAATAAAATATATGTCAAACGCGGCATATAAATTAATAAATCTACCCAATTTATCGTGGCGAATAATTTCTCCGTCCAAAATAGTGTTGAATAGTTCTTTATGTTCTGTCTCAGCTCCAGTAAATATTACACTCATGTTCGTGTTTAATAAATAAATTTTCCCCTTAGATGAAATAAACAATATATTTCTTTCACCATCAGCTTTTTCAGTAACAGTATAATCTTTACGAATATTTGGAATAACTGTGTTATCATTAACGAGTGCAATATTTTGTATTTGTAAGGTTGTTGATGAAGGACCAATAAAATTCCATGGTCTGACTTTCCAATGCCTTTTAGGGTCATAGTTTTCTCCGTGAATGAGTTTCATATATTCTTGCAAAATGTCTCTTTGTTCTGGGTAAGAAATGGGATAATTTGTTCCTTGTAATCCCATGAGAACATATTTAATGGATTTACGAATAGATTCTAACAAAATTGAAGGAGACTCTGTTGCGGTTCCTGGTCCAATTTTTCTGTTGTTAACCTCCAGTTCTATTTCATAAATTTCTGGATTTTCAAAAACATTCGCTTCTTTTGTAGTATATTCTAAAATAGGCACACCGTTTGAAAATTTTGAAGTTTTAACAATACTAATATCAACGTCAACTGGAATGTCTGGATGCGAAAATGTCACACGATTAATATATCTGAAGCTTTTTTTGGATTTTTCCCAGGTGTCAATAATGTTTTGTACAACTCCGTTAGTCGCGCGCATCTTATTTTCAACGCTATAAGAAAGTCTAAAATTAAAATCATCAAAATTAACGGGTCGTGTTCTTTGAGCGTCTTTTCCCACACCATTAGAATAAGCCCCCTTATTATGAAATTGTACGTCGTGACCAGAAGATATAAGTTTTTTTATATCATTATGGTTGCAATATTCTTGAATTGCATGAAACCCATTTATTTCCGCTCTTATGGACGAGATCTTGAATTTTGAAGTCATTGGATCTAAAAACTCGTTGCTTATGCGCAACATGTAATTTCCTTGTTCCAAAGTACTTGTAAAACCAAGCGATTTTATTTTGCGGATCACATTATCATAATCAATTTTTGTTAATGGTTTTATACCTTTTGTGCCAAACCGGACTTCCAGTTCATTATTTTTATTAATGTCTTTTATGTATGGATTATTAGCCCAAAAGAGTTTTACCAAATTATCAAATTGCGTTTTAGGAGACTCTTTTCTACTTGATGGTTCTAAATTTATTGGGTCTTGTTTAAAAGATGACATTGTTATATATATATCACCACATATTTTTATATTATAATCAATTTTAAATTTAAACCAACGAAGAGATCCCAAATATATCTACAAATTCATAACCAGCATTTCATATAGGTCTTTTTTTGTTTTTTTACTTAAATCCGCCCCGTTTTCAGATAAACCCAATCTTTTAGCCAATTCTAATAACTCGTCCAATTTATATGAACTCATCGCTTTCAATGGTTTATCAAAGCTTTCCCAATTAAAATATTCGTTTTTATATTTCTCTATTTGCTCTTTTGTAACATTTTGCTCATAACAATAATTGCAACCCGATGAATCCTTGTTATTTATGCAATGAACTACATGCGTTGGCATTTGGTCATCAAATATAATCTCAAAACGTTTGCGTTTGTGAATATACATAATATTAATATTGTCTACAACGCAAAGTGCAATAAATGTCTTCATTCCAATGGTCTGTTTATTCGCCAGTTCATCCTCTACGTCTTCTTTTATATTTTTTATTTTCTTAGTTTTCAGTTGTTGCTTGTTGTTTCGCATACGTTCAATGAGCTTAAATTTTTCTTCTTTTTCACTGACAAAACTAGTTGTTCCCGGATGCTCATATTTTTCAAAGCCATTGTGAATTATAAAAAAACACCAATAGAGCTGGTCTTTTTCTTTTGGATAAAAAAATCTATCAAATTCTTTTTTTTGTGGAATAATTTTTGGCGTATCATTTTTTACAAGAATAGATCCCGAATCAATTTTGACTGATTGTTGATAAAATGTTCTTGCTAAAACTTTTCCGGTTAACATATAATCTTGTAATTTATTCAATACATGATTATAATCTTCTTTATTGTTTACGGTGCTATGCATATTTATTTTTTACTAAAATGTCTTTATTATCTTTTGCAAAGTATATGTTCTTGAAATCTTCTTTTTGCTTCTCAAGATAATTAAGGTGATACTCTTGAGTGTTTACATAATTAATATAAGTCTTCAAGTTTTCAACAATGTCGTTAGGTAATTCTGTCAAGTTGATAAAGGTGCCATACTTATTTTCATTTAAAGTGACTGATGCGTCTTTGTTCAAAATTCTCAAAATTTCAACCTGATTGAACTTTGGCAAAGATTCTATTTTTTGACGAATAGTTTCTAATTCAGAAATTGAATTACCTTTATCTAACAGTGCATCTTGCATTTTATAAATTCATCTTATAATGTGTTTAAATGAATTTATAACAAATAACTAATTATTTTTCTTCATTAAAGATAACGAATAAATTTTTCACCATTGTAATGCATTTCCCAAAAATCTCCATGTACATAAAAATCTCCATTCCAATGCTTGCCTCTATATACGTTAATAACAATAAATTTTTTATTTGGAAGTTTGAACCACGTGCTGCCAACTATTAAACCCCCAACTGGGTCATATTGCAATTGCCTAATTTTTGAGCGTTTTTTTAGCATTTGGTAGCGAGGGTCATTAGGTGGTATGCGGTGTATGTTAATGTATTTTCCATTCCTCCAACATCCTTCTCCAGTGTACTCTTTTATAATATCAACAATGCATGACGGTAAAATGATTCTTAGGACACAAGCCATTTGGTTTTTATTAGTTGCAAGTTAAAACAAAAAATATTATTCTATCAATTTTTTTTCAAATGGTATTAAATTAGAAATACTAATCGTCTCCAATTACTAATTTGGGTTTGGAAGGTTCTTTAGAATATTCCTTTTTAGGTTCAACCAATTCTGCGATAATAGAAACATACTTGTCATTCAGTTCAAATCTTTGACCAATTACACGGGCGGTAAACTTGGTTCCCTCCTCAATAGTTGAGAAATATTGCATCATATAGTGATGGTCTCTTGTAACAAATACTATTATTGGAGACGGAGTTTCGTCAGAACTTTCTGCGCGAATTCCGGCCTTTGTAATATTCTTCGCAACGCATTGAAGAAGCATTCCCTCAACTGGAGAACAAATTTGGCATTCAAAAACAACCTCAAATATTATGTTTGTTCCTTTTATTAATCCACTAGAATGTGTGACAATTTTACACGAATTTAATTTAATAAATCCTTCAACTACACATTTACCTTCATAGTTAAGTGAAACAAATTTTTCAATAGTTTCCTGAATATTCTTCCCCACACTAACTATAGGAATAGATATGCTGCGCGTGATTAGTGACCTTGTATAAATATTATTTTCTATTTGTTGTTTCTTTTTATATCTCGGTTTTGCAAGAGCTTCCATGTTATATTATATAATTATCTTTTTATTATCTTTTCAATTTTCAATTTTAAATTTAATAAAACAAACTACATTTCATTCACACGTTTTGCAAAATGAAACGCACGCGGTAAAATTTTCAACGCTGGTCTAAATTTTCAAATCTTTTTTAGACAACATAGCAGATTCAAAATCAAAAAACCACAATTTGTTGTTTCTCTTAGATTTGTTATAATATCTGAACAACATTTCTTCAAGAGAACACAGCTCCGATTGAACCATTCCCTTTGTTGTGTCATTGGTATATTTCTTAAATAATTCTTCACCAAGCAGTTCATTCAATATTGCAATTTTTCGCGGTTTAGACGACTCATCACACCGCGCTCCAGTATTTCTTTTCGCCTCCATATCCTTTACTTTAAAAACTAAATATCTATTTTTCACTTCTAATCCAATAAACCCAACTATATTATTAACTTGGTATTTTGTGAAATCTAAATTCTTAGCTGTCTCTATTGCAATTTCTCTCTCGTCTTCTGCCTCAGCCTTCACCCATTTTTTTCCTTTTAATAACATAATGTGAATCTTATCTCCGAGAAACAATATTATACTCGTTGATCGTTGTGTTCTTACAATCTTAGAATCAAAATATTTTTTAATGTAATACTCTAATGAGTTTTCTTCAAAGTTTTCAATTGAATAAATATAATTCATTATGCTAATTTTCTCATTAAACAGTAGCATATCTACTAAATGTTCCACTAAAAAATGTAATGTGTCTACAGATGTCATTATTTCATTTTTCACTAATTTTCTCATTGTAACTCCGCAATGTTTATACCAATTGTCATCACCTCTTGGAACAATTTCAGAAGTTCTTGCAAATGATAATGCTAAATAATATTCACTCTTTAATTCATTTAAAACTTGCGGTTCTTTTACGGAAACTTCTTGTGGGTTTTCTTCTTCTTTTTCTAAAACCAACCTAGGCTTGTTATCCGTTTTATTAACGCTTGGATTTTTAGCCTCAACATATTGGTTATCTTTTACTAAATCAGGTTTTATGTCAATTTTTATCATGCTATGTTTAAAATCCAAGGGAACTGACCTTTCAAATATTGAAACTCCGTTATTATTTAACTCGCTTGGCTGAAACAAGTAATAATCACCAATGTTAATTAAATGTCCAGTTCTACCATATTTATCCATGATTGGTTCATTTGCATCCTCTATCATTTGCGTTAAAGCCGCATATATTTGAACAATCGGATACGGTTTTGGTGTATTTATTCTATCTATTAAATCGCTCTTTTTATAAAAAAATTTGCCATCTATTTTATCACTAAACAGCTTTCTAATTTTTTGGAATATTTTCTCTGAATTCATCATAATAAAGGTTTCATTATACGTGTCTTCCCTAGCATTTTCTTCTAATATGGGTTTGTCTGGTGAGCATTTATATTCGCAATCTGCCATATAATCACATGCAGCAGAGTATGGCACGTCACCTACTTTAAAATCTTCAACAACCATACCATTGGATAAAATCTGTTTCACGTCTTTTGTGGTATTTGCTTCTATATTTTCTTGTGTAAAATTTGTCTGATCCTGGTTAATTAAACAATCAACTGCCGTTTCTTTCAAAACACGACTTACGCGACCCATTTGAATAGATTTATATTCAGCAAGTCTATAAACATATAAATCCGCAGATTCCTCTTCGTTGTTTTCCAAAATAGTTCCATAAATAAATAGTTCAACGTTTCGTTTTTCAAATTCTAAATTTCTATGACTTGAATTTCTAACGCCGCGGCCTATAATTTGCTCTATTCTATTCATGTTATACCAAGGATCAATAATATGAACCTGTCTTAAACACTTAAAATCAACACCTTCTGATCCAGCTTGAGAGATAAGAATAACCTTTATTTTGTTTCCATCTTTATTATCATCAGTTGTAACCGCTTTTACTTCAAAGTCGTTATTTGGCGACAACCTTGAGTCCCCGGTTATCATAATGTATTTTGCTGGCATGAAACTATCCTTTTTACTAACGCGAGGTTTCATAGTTCTTGCGTCAACTGCCTCTACTGGAGGAGTTTTAAATAACGATTTTGCACCATCTCCGTATCTTGCGAAACCCATTTCTTCCAGTGCCAATGCAACGGGTATTAATCCACCGTCAATATATTGAGAATAAATTAATATTATTCCATCCGACACATTTCCATCATCTGAAACAATACTACTACAAATAGATTTTATCTTTGAACTATAGTCACCAATTCTACTAAGAGAGAAAATTCTCAAGTCTTTATCCACAATCCATTTTTTATATTCAAAAGAACCCTTTTCTGGTGGGGTTTTGCTATCAATAAATTCCATAACTCTTTCCAACCCTTTTTTCCCAGTTAAATCGTTTGCATTAATATAAATTTGACTTTGATTATCTGACTCGTCTGTGGATGGATCTCCGCCTGCATAAGATGTAATTGACTTTTCACTAGAAGCTTTTCTAGTTAATTTAATTCTTTTCGGAGGTTCTTCTTTTTTTTCATCTGCTTTGGGTTCTAATGCTGATTCTAATTGTTTTCCACTATATACCAAAAGATTGGGTTGTACTTTTTTTTTGGGTTCTAACTCTAAATCGGAATCTAAATCTTTAGAAACAGACTCAATTTGTTGAACCGCAGACTCTAACCCATCTATTGGGTAAACAATGTTTAAAGTTTCTAAAGGGATTTGCAACAAAGTGTATCCAAAAGCCTCCATATTTTCAAAATTGGGCATTTCTCTAACAACACCAGTCTTAGTAGTTGTGCTAATTTTTCTTTTTCTTAAGCTATCAATAGCAAATTGATAACCTAGAGACTGATACTTGCCTATATTTGTTAAATATATGGTTGATTTAAGAACAGAAATTGCATCTTCAGGATTAATTCTCTTTCCATTCATTTGAAATTTTGGATAAGTCATATTTTCCAAGGTAGATTTTGGAGAGAAAATAGAGGGGTATACTCTAAAAGGAAAAGTATATGGATTTTCACCCCTTACAAATGACACATAACCTGTGGCTTTTCTTACAAGTAATTCTTTACCTTCATCTTCTCCATTGGGACCCCTTTTAAAATTCCCATCTTTATCAAATACATCTTTAATTTCAATTGTTGCTCTTCTGTCATTCAAATTCATCAAATTCAACAACCAAATTATTTCTCTATAACTGTTATACATTGGTGTAGCTGACAGCAATAATAATCTCATATTATTTGCAGATTTTACTAAATCAAGCAATTGGAGCGCAACCTTCTTATTTTTATTTTCATCGGCGATTCTAATGTTGTGTATCTCGTCTATTACAATTAATCTATTGTCAAATTCATATTTCAAATTGCGAATCATTTTGACTTGCTTGTCGTATTCATCCTTGTAAGAACCTTTCACTTCTTTTATTTTCTCAATATAGTTTGCAAATTCAATATAACCGAGGAACAAATAAGAAGCATTTATAATGTTTTTAACTTGAATAACAACTTTTTCTTTAGTAAGACCCTTCATATTCATCGGATTAATCTCTTTCAAAAGTTTATTTCCGGTGCATCCACGGATATTCCATAAACCATCTACAAGTTTCAACTTTCTCTCGTCAAATAGCTGTAAACGGAAGTTGTCCTGAACGTTGGGCGACGCCACTACTATAATTCGTTTTGTAATACCCATTTGTTTTAAATAATCGCGCTGTTCTTCGCAAACTCCAATTGCAGTGCAGGTTTTACCAGTTCCCAACATATGAAACAGTAAAAGACTATTATACGGCGTTTGAAAAGATAGAAAATTGCGAACAAATGCTTGTTGAGGAGCTAATTCAAATTCCGCGTCGGCCAATACATCTGCGTGTTCCTTTATATCATATATTTTACCATCGTATTTTGAGTCGCTAAATTCTTTCTTTTCAGCAATTTTAACAATAAAATTCGGATCATTTAAACTAGGATAAAGATAATCATCTTTTTCAGGATTTTTTGCCAATTCTGTTCTCTCAACCATTTCTTTTTTAAGAACAAATTTGTTACAAGTTTTATCGTATGCTTTCCGAGAAGCTCCACACTCATTCATTTCAAATTCTTTTTTTAAATTTTCCATTGTATCTCCGGTTTCTTCCTGAATAACAATTAATTCTGGTTTATTTAATTTTCTTACTGTTCTTTTTTTTATCGTGGTTTCTCTATTTTGTGTTTGCATATTATATATTACGAATATAATCTATATTCTTGTAATACCGTATTAATATTACTTATTAACTGCTTTTTTTCTAAATTATAAGGCCTAATTGCCTCTAAACATTGATCAATCGTTTTCCATTCCATTTTGCTGACCTCTGTTTTTTGATAATTTTGTAAATTGTCAACTGTTTCATTCATATAAGCCAAAAAATATTTATGTTTATACGATTTATGGTTTGAACCAATAAATATTTCTTCAAATGGAAGCAAATTTTCAATAACAATTATATCTTTACTAGAATATCCGGTTTCCTCCTCAAACTCTCTTAACGCGCACTCTAAATCCTTCTCTTGAAAATTTCTTCGACCTTTTGGGAATTCCCATTCAGTTTCTTCCCAGGATGTTTTACTATTTTGTATGATATCCGAAAGCGTTACTTTTACATCTGCACTCGTCTTTGCATCACCGGTTGTTCTTATATCTGACTGAATTCCATTCCGAATTATTTCAAATTTCTTTGATGATGCAACTTCTTCTCCTCTGTATTGAATACCATTATTATCCCCCCACAACATTTTCCACAATTTATCAAATGATTCAGTTTTTATGCGCTCTTTTTCAGCAACAGACATTTCGTCAACGCTTTTTTGTATTTGATCCACGTTATAGGACGAATATTTCCCCCTGATAAGATCAATATAACCGAAACTATCTTTTCTTCGTATCATTAAATATTGAATCCCTTTGTCACTAGGTCTAAACAGTATAATTCCGTAACTAGTAATGGGTAATTTGCATTGATGAAATAAATGACCGTGTTTTCCACAGTTATTACATGAGTTGGTTTTATTCATTCAATTTATGATTAAGATTATATAGTAAATATGTTTAAACAATTATCTTATAATATTATTTTAATCAAATGGCATTAGATCCAAAAGTGTGGGGTCCTCATTATTGGTTTTTCTTACATACAGTGGCGATGTGTTATCCACATAGACCAAATGCAATAACTAAAAAAAAGTATTACGAGTTTATTCATAATATTCCAATGTTTATTCCAATAGAAAATATAGCGTCTTATTTTAGCCAATTGTTAGATCAATACCCTGTATCACCTTATTTAGATTCGCGCGACGCATTTATAAGATGGATGCATTTTATCCACAATAAAATAAATCAACGACTAGAAAAACCATGTATATCATTAAGTAAATTTTACGAATATTATTATGAACAATACAAGCCAAATGATTTGAAAATGCGCGAATATTATAAGATGAAAAGTAAAATTATTTATTGTGTTATTGTTTTTATATTTTTAGGAGCAATTGCGTACCTTTATGAAAAATAAAAATACTTATTTATATTATATTTAGACATGCCAATTACTAGTAAAATTAAGATAAATGACGCAGCTTATTGTAGTTCCGGAGTTACGATGTGTGACGTAAATTATAAGATAAATGATATAAAATCTGCAATAATAAACAATGATCCGCTTGAGGAAAAATTAAATGTTATTGTAGTAATATCAAATCCTTGTTTATATAAAAGAAGGTACAAGTTATTTAAAGAATTTGAGAAAAGAATGGAACAAGATGATAATGTAAATTTATTTATCGTAGAACTTGTTTATGGCAATCAAGAGTTTGCAGTCACTGATGAAAATAATAAGAACCATTTACAAATAAAAACGAAAGTTCCAATCTGGCACAAAGAAAATATGATAAATTTAGGAGTCAAGTATTTATTGCCAAGTTCATGGAAGGCTTTTGCTTGGGTAGATGCTGATCTTGAATTTGAAAGCGCCTCTTGGGCTCTTGATACTTTAAAAATATTAAATGGATGCAAAGACGTTGTTCAGGTTTTTAGTCACGCTATTGACATGGATAAATATGAAAATACAAGACATACGTACACTGGGTTTGGATACAATTATTCAAAAAATAAAAATAAAGAGTATTGGCATCCAGGTTATGCCTGGGCAATTACAAGAAAGGCTTATGAAAAAATTGGAGGATTATATGATATGAGTGTTTTGGGTGGAGGCGATCTTATAATGACGCGATCATTTATTGGTGGTTGGAAAAGAAATAAAAATATATTTGGTCTTCCAGGAGATTTTACAAATAGGGTGTTAAAATTTCAACAAAAAGCGAATTCTCTACGCCTTGGTTATACTCCAGGGGTTGTTAGACATTATTATCATGGTTCAAGAAAAAATAGAAAGTATACAGGGAGACTGGACGTATTGCAAAAGCATTCTTTCTCCCCAAGTAAACATCTAGAGTATGATAATTTTGGGATATTAATTCCTACTGCAAAATTTTCAAAAAAATTTAAAAATGATATATTAAAATACTTCAAAGAGAGAAAAGAAGATGATTAAAACAGTAAATTATTATCTTTATATAATTTAAGACAATAATTATAATGAATAATCATGCAAATAATACAACAAAAAAAAACCTTGAAGGAGGAAAAGTAATTGCTTCCGGTGGATTTGGATGCGTGTTTAATCCGGCTATTAAATGCAAAGGTCAAAAGAGAAATAAAAACGATATTACAAAATTAATGAAAATAAAATACGCAAAAAGTGAATACAATGGGATCCAAAAATACAAGGAAATGTTAGATAGCATTCCAAATTACAGAGATTATTTTTTAGTTGACGGATTTTCAATATGTCAGCCCGACAAGTTAGACGATGAAGACTTACAAAAGTTTGATAAAAAATGCAGCGCGTTAAAAAAAATGAAAATAAAATCATCAAACGTTAACTCATCCTTAGATAAATTAATGTCATTAAATATGCCTTATGGTGGTATAGATGTTGGGGATTATGTTGAGAAATCTAAGATAGATTATAAAAAGTTGAGCAAGTTAAATATTTCTCTCATTGAGTTGTTAAAAAAAGGAATTTTGCCAATGAATGAAAAAGGAATTTATCACTGTGATGTAAAAGAGTCCAACATACTTGTACAAGAAAACCATGGGTTTGATGTTAAGACTCGGCTCATTGATTGGGGTCTATCAACCGATTTCAAAGAGAGAAATAGTATTCCAAAACCACTAATAAAAAGACCGTTTCAATTTAATGTGCCCTTTTCAGTAATTTTATTTAATGATACATTTACCAAAATGTACGCCGAGTTTTTAAAGAAACATAAAGAACCAACCTATTTTGAAACGAGAGAATTTGTAATAAATTATGTGGTTACTTGGATTAACGAGCGAGGTCCAGGACACTTGAAATCATTGAATAATATTTTCAAAGTCTTTTTTGAGCGCGGATTAATTAATATAGAAAACCAATTTAAAGAGGACCTCATAGAATTTGAATACACATTTTATTTTATTTTTGAATACATATCCTATGTGGTTTTTAAATTTACTCACGACGGAAAATTTAATAAAATGGAATATTTCTCTCAAGTTTTTTTAAAGAATTTGGATGTTTGGGGTTTAACCATGAGTTATTTACCAATTTTAGAGAAGTTAGAAAACTATTATGATGAATTGTGCGAATGTGAATTAGAAATTATAGACAAAATCAAAACCGCTGTATTGTATGTAATTGAATGCAGTTATGTTCCAATTGATGTTGATAAATTGGCAAATATGCTTCACGCATTGAATCCATTGTTTTTAAAAGCAGAGAGAAAGTCTACTGTCAACTTTGAAGAACGAAAAACAACTTCTACTACACAAAAAAAAACAACTCCTGGTTCTAAGTCAGGCTCTAAGTCTGGTTCTAGAAAATCCTCATATTCTACAAAAAAAACACACAAAAAATCAACTTCACACTTAAGCTCCACTTCTAAAAAACAATCAAACTCTAAAAAAACACGGCGAAATACAGTATAAAATTATAATCTCTCGGTATATTATTATTAATGAAACTAGAACTACTAATATTTGGAATAACTGCTTTTTTTGCTTATAATACTTATTATGATGGAAAATACACAAAAATAATAATGAAAAATAAAAAATACTTTCAAGTTGCGTTTTTTGTATTTTTGGGTATTGTATTTTATCTCATGATTAAACGCAATCCAGCTAGATGCAAATCCCTATTACTTCATGCAAATAATGTTGTTAAATATATGCCAATTGATAAATCTTCCATGGATATGCTTAGCCCTTTAATAGATTTTACAACAACATCTAGCAACTCAAGTTTTATGGGAGATTTACATAATGAAGAAGGATTTGCATCAGGTGATGCGGGAACAATGAATGCAGAAAAACGCATATTACAGTCTGGTGGAAAAAGCACAAAACGCTCTGTAAGTGAAACTAAAAAGAAATATGTAGCATCTCAACAACACTGGAAATGTGGAGATTGCAAACAACAATTAAATGCGTGGTTTGAAGTGGATCACATTAAACGCCTTGAATATGGTGGAACCAATGAAGTTGCTAATTTGGTTGCATTGTGTAGAGATTGTCATGGCAAAAAAACAGCCATGGAAAATATGTAAAACAATCTTATCAACCTTTCAGAAAGGTTGAGTCAAAGTCCCTTTCAGAAAGGTTGAGCCAAATTCTCATAAAATATAATGTAATTATATATTATGAATATTCCAAAAGCTACAGCAATTCCAATACTTAATACCATAAATACAAGTCCCGCGTCTGTTAGCAATTACGATTACGCAAAAATAAAAACACCTCTAATATACGGGACATTTATAATAGTAATGCTTATTCTCATTTCTGTTGTTATAGGTTTAATATATTCAAACTCTATAAACCTACCAAATGGAAAAATGTTATCTCAAAAGGAAAATGACACTGCAATGATGATTGTGGCATTTGTTGCAGCAATATTACTGATAGTTTTTATGACTATACCCAATTATAAAGATTTTTTAAATTTCATTAGCAGAATTAAATTTGTATTATTGTTGGCGGCATACATAGTTGGTCTTATTATACTTTATAGAAATGTCCCTCGCGGAATAATTGACGCATATTCATTCTTAATTTTTCCAGCGACTATGTTAATCGGAATATTTTTATTTTATTTAGCAATGGAAAAGGGTCAGTTATATGGGTTTGACTTAAATTATGAACGCGTTAAATACGCTATTATATATTTTTGTCTCATTGTTTTTATGTTGTTATTTTACACAGTAGACCCAGGAGGTTATTTAAAAACTTATTTTGGTCCTTCTCTCGTTATAACAATTCTATTAACTATATTTGGGTTTCTTTATTTGGTTACCCTTATGACTCTTCCCGCAATACAAGGATCACGAGCAACTGGTTTACCCGGAGCAGACGCATCTGCCGGCGGGTTGTTTAAAGGACTTTCAAGAATAGGATTATTCAGTGGAATCGGGTTTTTAATATTTTTAATTATTATTGTTGCTGGAATTTTGGGTTATCCCAGCGGATTTACTTCAGGAACTACTATAGCGGGTTCAGAAAAAACAACCAATGTTTCCGGTATTGTTATATTGCTTATAATTATATTTATTTTATGGATCTTATTTTTTGGTATTCTCTCCTTTTCTGATGTGAAAATGAGGGATGCTGGTGGAAACATTGATAAAAGTATGGCAAATATCACAAAAATAGCTAGACAAGTTTTTATGTTATTATTTGGTCTGATATTTTCTGGTCTCCTAATCGGATGGTTGGTTACTGGGGTTGAAAGTTTATCCAGTCAATCGGGAATTATATCTTTTGTTTTGAATTTAATTATTATTGTTGTAATATTGGCACTTGTTTTCAAGTTGGTTACTGGTGGAACATATTATAAAAAGAGTCCATTTTTTAGATTGATTGTTAATACTCTACTATATATTCCCTGCATATTAGTCGGAATTCTTGATCCAATTTTAAGTTTTCTAGGATTTGGCGCGGGTGCTGCTGCTTCTGCAGGAAAATCTGGGTTAACTGGATTGTGGCATGGATTGACGACAACTATAGAAGCCACAAAAAACACACCAATCGCATATTATGTGTTACTTGTTGTTGTTATTTTATTGTATGTCATTTATTTTTTCCTTGGAAAACAGCTGCAAACAAATTTATCCAAACAAGGTGGAACAATGTTAGTAAATAGTCCTATTTATATAAATGTGGAAAATTCAATTGGGCTTTATGATAATTTAAATGGAACAGGCGACAACAATCCGTATAATTATAAATATGCAATATCTTTTTGGGTTTTTATTGACGCCATGAGCCCAAATATAAGCAGTTCATTAAACAAATTTACATCCTTATTAAATTATGGAAATAAACCAAACGTTCTTTATAACGCCGCGGAAAATAAACTTAGAATAACATTGGAAAATGATGGCGAGCCTGCTATTGGAAGCGCAAGTAGATTAAAAAATCCTCAAGAATTAGACGCGGATGGAAATATAATTATTTATGAGTTGCCGAATGTTTTGCTTCAAAAATGGAATAACATAATTATTAATTACAGCAATGGAACTTTAGACATTTTTTATAATGGCCAATTGGTTAAATCCGCAAATGAGGCAGTTCCAGTAATGTCAAAGGATACGCTTACAATTGGCTCTAATAATGGAGTAAATGGAGGAATATGCAATGTAACATATTTTAACACAGAACTTAGCATGTCACAAATATATTACTTATACAACATTGTAAAGAATAAAAATCCTCCAGTAGTGAACTCAAGCAAAGAATCTATTGTTAAGAATATTTTGAAAGGTGCAAACATAAAAGCCAACCCACCAGTAATTACAATTCCAATTAATATTGATGTTAAAACTGCAGTTCCAGATTCTGAAGCTTATCCAGACAAACCGGTTAAACCCGATGAAAATAATACAAAAACCGATTATTTGTCATTTAAATGGTTTGCAACAGCAAATAATGATAATTTTAATGGTCTTTAACATAGTTTATTGGCAATATATTCAAGATAATTTCTATGAATATATTATATTATGGATATTAAGACTGTGCTTCTCATAATTATTATCGTTGTCTTACTCTATGTTGTAATTCGTTATGTATTTTCAGATTCAACCACTTTGAGCAGTTTAAGTTCTGGAACTACTATGCAAACAATTGATGCAAAATCATTGGCAACGGGTGCTGTAGCTAATTCCAGCAATTTCACGTATTCTATATGGTTTTATGTTAACGACTGGAATTATAAATATGGAGAAAATAAGATGTTATTTGGTCGTATGGGAGGATTAACCGACTCAACAAGCACATCAGTTTCAGGTGTATCTGGTAAAAATCCTTGTCCGGCTGTTGTTTTAGGAAGTATTGAAAATAACCTTTCAATTATGTTATCGTGTTATTCTGGATCCGACGCAGCATTATCTAGTGACTCTGTTACAGATTCTGATGGTTCTATTGTTCACACATGCTCGGTGAGTAACATTCCTATACAAAAATGGGTAAACTTGTTAATTAGTACATATGGCAGAACACTTGACGTTTATCTAGACGGAAAGTTAGTGAAAACGTGCGTTTTACCTGGAGTTGCAAAAATCAATCAAACTGCAGATGTTTACATAACTCCTTCTGGTGGATTTTCTGGATGGACTGCAAAGTTTCAATATTTTGCCAATTCAACCGATCCTCAAAGCGCATGGAACATTTACAAAAAGGGTTATGGTAAAAGCTTTTTATCTAATCTTTTTGGAAAATATCAAGTTAAGGTAACATTTTCAAACAATGGAACAGACACCGGTGGTTTTACAATTTAACAAGGTTTTTCTTATATTATAATATATATAGATGGACAACGGAAGTTTTACAACACAAAGTACTGGGAGAGGAAGTGGAATTAAAGACTTTATGAATTCTAGCAGTTTAATTGCAAGAGTGTCATTCTTGTTATTAGTAGTTTTAATTTTCATTTTTGTATTACAATTTTCTATAGGAATATTAGCTTGGTTTTTTGGACCTAACAATTCACCGCATTTAATTGATGGCATGGTTGACGCAAAACAATTGCTCGTCATTCCACAAGATCCATCTCAAGCTCACGCCAAACCAATTATTCGCTCCGTGAATGGTCCTGATGGAATAGAATTTACATGGTCTATTTGGGTTTTTATGGATGACACTCAATCAACAAAATATAGACACATTTTTAGCAAAGGCAATACAAGCGTTGCTGACAATGGATTGAATTTCCCAAACAACGCACCCGGTTTATACATTATGCCCAATACAAATGCATTAAAAGTTATTATGAACACTTACAATAACATAAACGAAGAGGTTGTTATTAATGATATTCCTTTAAATAAATGGGTTAACGTTATCATTAGATGTCGCAATACAAATTTAGACATTTATATTAATGGTACTATTACGAAGAGTTTAAAGCTAACCAGCGTTCCAAAGCAAAATTATGGGGATGTTAATATCGCATTAAATGGTGGATTTTCGGGTTATATTTCAAACTTATGGTATTATGATTATGCATTGGGGACCTCGTCTATATATAATTTAGTTAAACGTGGACCTAATACAAAAATGGTTGGTTCTTCAGCAATTAACGCGAAGAATTCCAACTATTTGTCTTTACGGTGGTTTTTTGCTGGTTCAGGTGATCAATTTAATCCTCTTGGAACAGCCAGATAAATAACAATCAATCGTAACTATAGTAAATTATTTTATATATTTAATTATGTATATAAGTATATAAAATGCCATATCTCGGTTCAGATTATAACCCAAAACCGCCCAGAGAATGGTATCGTTTTGAAAATCAATGCACATATTCAAACGCCCCCGTACAAATTCAAAATGGTCAAGCGTATTTATTGGAGGTTCTTAAAAAGGGAAATGTCTTGCAGTATAAAAAAAACAGCTCAAACATTACAAAACAACAACGATATGCTCAAATTGCCAAAGGTATGTGGACAAATCGCACAACAAATTGGGCAACACAAACGCAAAGTTATACAAATCCTAACACCGGAAGTTTAAAACGAGTTGGATACAATAATATTAATACAAAAAATCCAACAGTATTATTAAATTTGAACGGTAGAGGACAAAATGCCGAAAATAATGCTGCATTTTTTTTATTACAAGACACTGGCACACCACTTACATGTCCCGTAAAAGACAACGCGATTATGTATTATTCTTTGCCAACAAATGATGGTGATTTTGGAACATCTGGTGTAAGTCCACCGCCTATAATTCCACCAGCGCATAAACCTGAAAAGAAAGATTCTGCTATTAGTGTTGTTTTACCACCAATTGTTCCACTAAATATAGCCCCAGAAACAAATGTTATTCCAGATGGAGGCACACTCGTTTGCAATATTAGTGAGAATATTTGTACTGGAGAAATTTATAGTATTACACAAAATCAAGAGTGTTATCCTACATCAGATTCTGACGTTCCAGGACCAATTATGAGTTTATGTTATAATAATAGTTTACCAACATATTATCCAAGAGTTAGGCGCACATATTCTGCCGGTGGAAATAAATGGCCACAAGGAGCAAAAGGCATTCTTGCGGCTAGTGCAGAAATACCATGCAATTATGCAGTAGTTTCTCAAAATTACAAAAGTAGTTCAATTGAACAAGAACCATTTTCATCTTTAGTTTCCAATCCTCTTTCATCCCCCCTTTCAGCTGGCGTTGTAATTCAATATGTTTACGTTAATACATCATTCTCAGATTATTTGGTTAAAGATCCTGCCACAGTCTCACCATATCCAGGATTGCCACTGTTGAGATGTTACGACGCCTCAAATTATGGATTTGTCTCTAGTATTACTCCACACAGTTCTCAAAATCAAATAAAGGTTCATTTTAAAGTAAAATATCAATCAAGCGACGTTTTTGCGACTAGATTAACAATTGGGGTTGTTTATACAATAAATGATGCAGCAAATTATACTTTGCTTGGCCAAGACACATTTTTTGGTAGTATAAATGCTGCCGGCCCATTAACAAATATTTATACATTTAATTATATGCATTCACCAAACACATCTGGAAGAATAACTTATAAATTATTTTTTCAACTTGAAAATACAACATTCGTTGCTCTTGGTTTAATTGGAAATGCTAATACATCATCAGATTGTATTATTTTAGAAGAATACACAAAATTGAAGTAAAATTAGATTTACATTTAAAATTTTTTATAACTGCCTATGGTAATATGTCAACCAATGGTGCAATAATTCAATACACATTTACCAATAATTCATTTTCAAATGTTTTGGCAAATAGGCCCTCTATTAATTCCCCATATCCAGGATTATCATCATTATTTTGTTATGATGCCGGAGATAACGGATATGTATTAAGTATAAAGCCAAGTAGTTCAAACAATCAAATAAAAGTGCAGTTTAAAGTAAAATATCTAACAAGCGATGTTGCATCTATAAACCTTAAAATTGGTATTGTATATACTACAAATTCTGGAGTTTCCTATAATGTAGTTGGACAAGACACATTTTCTGGAAGTATAAACGCTGGTTACAATGTTTATATGTTCAGTTATATGCATTCTCCGAACACTTCAAATAACATTGTTTATAAAATGTTTTTTCAAATAGAAAACGGTGGAGTTGAAGTTCCGATTGGATTAATTGGGGATTTGTCGTCGTCAAATTGTGTTATTTTAGAAGAATTTATGATAAATTAGTGCAACAGATTCTTTTACATCATCACACATTGAAAATGTGCAATGATGTAAAATTGCAAATTATTAATAACAAATCAACCACCCCTCTTGATTATTTATTCAGGACATTTTCCGTTATTTTTATTTGTTAGTATTAAGACGTATATAATATTTTACATTATTATATGTCTACTCCACAATTAAACGATAATACTAGAAATTGGTCTATAACCGCACAAAGTATTAGCACGCCAGTCGGAGGGGACGGAACTGGTAATCTTACTTTAGGCGCCACCGGATCCATATATATAAATAGTTTACAAACTTCACCTGGATCTAGTGGAGGTATATATTTTAATAAAAATTCATGGTACGACACTATTTCTAATCTTTATTTTACCTTTGGTAAAGGAACCGTTGACAACGTACCAATAGTAGCAACTCCCGCAAAAGATGTTTTAATTAATGCGGCAAATCACATGTTTCAAGTCCATTCATATAACCCGTCTGCTAATATATCAGTTTTACTTCCTCTTGCTAGTTCATGTGTTGTTGGCACTTGGATTGTTATCAATAACGTTAGTCAACAAAATAATATTAATATTGTTGATGAAACAAAATCACAAACTTATACTATTTTATCGCAAGCAAATAAAAGTATTAACTCTGGTGGTTCTGGGGTAAAAATGATAGCAGTGTCACATAATACACGAACCGATGGATCGTCTTTTGCTAACACTTGGATATGTCTTGGTGGTGGGGTCGGTGGAATTGGTCCAACTGGCACAACTGGTCCAGTGGGACCAATCGGAAGAGATGGTTCATGTATAAATACTGGAGCAACTGGTAAGACTGGTAATACTGGATCAACTGGTAGAACTGGGCCAACTGGTAGAACTGGACCAACAGGCAGAACAGGTGCAACTGGTGCTACTGGAGAC